AGAGTGTCTCGGAGACAGCCTTCCTGACCGACCAGCCCCCGTAGATGTTCATTTTGACCTTTCCAGGGATCAACTGGTGGCGTACAACACGGCGATCTCCGAAGCAGATTTGGATCTCACGTCTCTCCTGAAAGCGTTAGATACTGTGGTCGCCGGCAAGGGAGACATTTACGTTATCCCGCAAATCGCGGTACTGCTGAACAAACTCTCTCAGATCCGCAGCGGGTTTGTTCTCACGTCGAACAAATCGTTGGGAATTTGTGGAAAGTGTGACCACGAAGATCGTTGTCGTCGCGCAGATATTTTGCCTTACACGAAGGAGTGCGTGGTAGCTCCGAAAGAGCCGCCATCCACGCTAACACTGTTTAAGCGTAATCCAGCGATGGACGCCCTTGAGGAGCTTCTCGATAGTTTGATCGGTACAAAACTAGCTACTCCGGCGGCCGAGGCGCTCAGTGAATTGTCGATGCCCCCTAACAAGGTAATCGTGTGGGCGTGTTACCACGCGGAGCTGGACATGATCGAAGACCGGCTAAAGAGCATGGACATCGGTTATGTGCGGGTTGATGGCACAACGGGAGCCAAGGTCTACGAAACGGCGGAAAGATTCAATAACGATCCCGCCATAAAAGTCTACTTGGGTCAAATTTCCACTGGAGTCGGTATCACCCTAAACGCGGCGAACTACATGATTTACTACAACTTGAGCTACAGCCTTGGCGACTATCTTCAATCAATGGATCGCAATTACCGCATCGGACAAAAGCGCCGAGTAATGGTGTACCGGCTGTTTGGCCGGCAAGCGATTGACAACAAGGTGGCAGCACTTCTTGACTCAAAAGTACGAATTGACAAAGTTTTGACCGTCCCATCCGGCGACGTTCCTCGTCGTCTCGGGCGAGCTATTGTTAAGGCCTCAACAATTGAGGAGACGCGATGAAATACAGTGTTACGCTGGAAGCGCGCGACTTGATGGAGTTGGTTGAGAAAGAATTGGCGCGTACGGGTTTTAGGATTGTAAACGGCTACGAGATTGACTATGAAGGACCCCTTCGCATTACGGTGGACATCGAACCGGACCCCGACCTTGGGGAAGACCATCCAGTAATTGCCGCCGCAAAAAATGCTCCCGTACCCCCTGTAGCGCCAGAGCCGGAGAAAAGAGAGGCAGGCTCTCCGGGAACAGCAGAAAACCCGGTTGACTTGGGGATGGGTGGTTTCGCCGCAATATCGGAGAGCCTGAAAAAGGATAACCCCGGGAAATACCCTGGCGCCCCTACTAAGCCTAAAGCGCGCTAGAAAGGTCGACATGCCCATCGGAATCGAAGAGATTGATGAAATCCTAGACCCAACGATCGAGATCCCCGAGGATGCTTTGTCAGACCTCTCGGACATCTTGCCGAAGGGGTATCTTTCCGTCTCACAAGCGTCTACGTTTTTGCAGTGTCCCAAGAAGTGGGAGCTTCTCTACCTCAAGAATAAACCGAGGCGCCCAAGCTTGCGGATGATGGAAGGTGTAAATGTTCACAAGGCTGCCGAGAAGATCCTGGAAGGCAAGATGAGTGGAAAAGGAAAACTTCCACCACTGGACATGGCCTTGGACGCCTTCAGCGACGCCTTCGAAAACACTCGCAAAATGATTGAAGATTGGGAAGGCACTGAACAAGGTGTTGCAAAGGACAACGGTGTTGGTATGGTGAAGATTCACCACAGGGACATTGCACCTAGCGCGACACCAATCGCCGTAGAAGACCAGTTCATTCTCAATGTTGCATCCCCTGATGGGAAGTTTCACCTTCCGGTGCTTGGCCGGATTGATTCGATTCAGGCTCAGGCCATAAGTCCGGAGGACTACGCCAAAGTCCTTAGTGGCGAAGTAAAGCGACCTGCCAAGATCGACGACTTGAAAGTATGCTCCGATAAATGGACAGAAAAAGACCTTGAAAACGATCTCCAGTTCGCTACATATGCTTACGCCAAGGGGTTGCCAGATGTCTCTGTATCTCAAATCGTAAAGGGGCGCGCTAAGGTACCGCGACCTCGATTTGAGAAATTGGAAGGAGTAATCGATCGACGCCAAGCCGAGCACGCTATTGAAGTGCTACAAGGCGTTGCTCAATCTATTGGCTTAGGACACTTTCCCATGACTGACCCAAGTAACTGGTGGTGTTCCGCGCAATGGTGTGGTGTTTGGGACTATTGCCGCGGTAAGAAATAAGGAGCCGAACATGGCTGAAGCAGCATGTACAGTTTGCGGGAAGCCCTCGGTGTTTTCGTACGGTTGCGATCGCTGTGGGACTGCACTTAGGGTTTGTGAAAAGCACAAGGGGCGTGGTGCTCCTTGGTATTGTTCAGATTGTGAACGCGCGCTAGCGCCAAAAAACGAGGACCCAAAAAATGAGCAAGGATGAGACCATGGCCGACACGAACGAGAAGACCGAAGTGAACGAGACTGCAGGTGATGAGAAGAAGACCCGTAAGGCACCGGTCCGCAAGCCCATCCTGATCGCCCTGGGCGTGGTGAAGTCCTTCGCAACGCAGAGCGAGGCGGAGAAGTGGCTCAACGGCGAGGAGGGCCAGCAGGAGTATGGCGCCGGTAACGTGACCATTATCAAGGGTGGAACGGCACACAGGCCCAAGCCGGTGGCGAAGCTGAAGCTTCGCTAGTAACGGTGGAAATGCGGTAGAAGAATGTGTACGGGACGCTGTTGTAGCGACTTCGGGACACACGTCCGCCGTTGACCCAGCCGAGGCAATGCCCCGTGGGGAGGTCTAAATGGGCGGACCCCACCTGGCAGTGACACCAGCGTCCCGTACATCTTTTTACTCTCCGGCCCGTCAGGGCCGGTTGTTCATCCCGCCCGCTATTTTTCTTTTGGTCGAAAGGACATTCCATGGAGAAGCTAGGAGTGGACGTCGATCCATCTCTTGAGAAGGAAGCGTCGGGGGGCACAAAACGTGTCTGCCCGAAATGTCAAACAACGCTCCTGCCGGAGAACGAGTCGAACGTTCCGCGCTGTCCTCGTTGCGGTACTGAGCCCTTTGAGGCCCCCTGATGCGTCGGACGCAGGCTGCAACTGCAGACCTTAACCGCCGGCTCAAGAGTATTAGAGACCTATGGCTCGCGGTGCACAACGATCACAATCGTACAATCGGTGACCAGTCCGTGGAGTTCTATTACAAAATAGGAGAACTTCTAGAAGGAAAGGATATCGAGAAATTGGTGTTCAAGACAATCGATGGCGCCAGAGTGGCGCGACAAACAAAGGATGGATAACAATCAATGGCGCTCCCGACCACGCTTTTCATGCCGGGCCACGAGCATCGGCTTCTTGCGCAGAGCATCTTCGAACTTGGGGGACGCATTATCCGCGCCTTCTTCCCAAAGAGCAGCATCATCGTGGACATTCTCTCGACAGTAGGCAAAGTTACGTCTGTAGTGGACGACGCACATTTCACTTCGATGGTGTCGGCGCACAAGCGGGCACTCGAATCCCGCAGGATCACTGCAATTAACGACATTGATCGTGGGCGAATCGATCGGAAGATCGCGATCCTTGATCAATGGCTACAGGAGCAATCCTGGACCTCTGGCACCTGAGGTACGAAGGTTTTCGCGCACTCGGCTTCGGTCGTCTGCATTCAATTTGGCTCGCTACAACCAAGGAAGACATGTAAATGGCAAAGGAAATCACTCGAGTTCTCGCTAACGTTAGCGACATCATGGTCGAGGATGGCTTCAATCCTCGAAAGAACATCACCAAAGAAAGCGTCGAGCGGATGTCCCGCTCTATGGACGCTCACGGACAGCTTCAACCCATTGGCGTGATTGAGCTTTCGGAGGAGGACGAGAACGCGCCAAAGAAGTACAAGCTCCGATTCGGTGAACGCCGGTTCCGCGCTGCCCAGCTTCTCGAGTGGGAGCAGGTCGAGATCAAGGTGCTCAAGGGCACCGATGACGCAATGCGGATCAAGTCGCTGGTGGAAAATATTGAGCGCGAAGACATGACAGCGCTCGATGAAGCAGAGGCCATCAGCCAGTACATGGAGCAGCACAATACGTCCCAAGCGGACATGGCGCGCGTGCTCAATAAGTCCGGCCCTTGGGTGAGCCAGCGCCTCAAGATTCTTCACAATGGAACGGAGAAGCTCAAAGAAGCAATCGAGACGGGCGCCATCAGTAGCTCTCTTGCCCGTGAACTCGCTGGACTCCCCCCTGAGGAGCAGGACGACAAGCTCCAGAGCTTCCTGGAAAAGACGGAAGCGGGCGAGAAGCCCACGGCGGAGGGTTTGAGGCTTCAAATCGAGCTGGAGAAGCGTGCACGTGAAGAGGCGGAATCTGGTGATGACGGTTCCGACGATGACGGTGACGAGGACGATGCCGGTGGCCCCGCGGAAGTTGGGACGGAGGGCAAGGGTAAGCCGAAGAAGAAGAAGCCCGGAAAGTCGGACGATCCGAAGCAGAAGGAGCGCCTTTCCGCTGTGAAGGACTTCTATGACGAGGACGATCTTGCCCGCGTCTCCGTCCGAAAGAAGGCGGAAGTCTTGGCGATGCTCGCCGTTCTTCATACGCGCAAGGGTCGCGCAAAGAGCGACCGCGTGGCCATCGATACGAAGGCACAGATTGTGGCCATCGAGTACATGGCGGGCCTGCGGGACTCCATCTAATGCTGTCCCTCCCTCCACGAGAGTTCTTGTCGTACGTGATTGATGAGGGAGACAAGAAGGCTGGGATGCTTCTTGCTGGTGATGCGGCGGAACCCCGAGTAATTGAGTTATTTAGAAAGCTTGAGAGACTAGGTCTCCTGACAGACGAAGCGCTATTTTCGCTGCTGGCGCAGGCTCCGGTTGACCCTTACGGGATATTTTCCGGTCTGCGCCAGCGCATGGACGGTTGGCAGTTCGACAACTTGAATTTCAGTATGCTGGCGGTCCTGGCGAAGAAAGGCGATGTACCTGTTGCGGCCATTCAGGTCGACTTGTTGAGCGACGATGTTGCGTTTCTCGCGAGTCGCGACGGTAAGCTCAGCGTCTTCATGACTTTACCTTCAGATCATATCCTGATCGCTGCGCAAAATGGAGGTGATGACGGGGTTTGGGCGGCATTTAAGAGCTGCATCGACAGAACAGTTGCTGCTGGAATGAAAGATGTTAATCAGCAGACAACGCCTGAACCGCCGGGCGAAGAGTCTCCTTGATCCGTTCCATCGCCTGGATCTTGATCTGTCGGACGCGTTCGTCCGAAAGCCCAAGTAGGCTTGCAATCTGCGGCAACGTACGGGCTTCATCACGCAGCCCGTAGTAGCAATTCAGTACGGTTTGTTCTCTGGGCGTTAAACAGTCCATGGAGCGCTGGACGAGCAGGCGAATACTACCGTATTCTGCCTTCTCGTCCGGCGCTCCTTCGGACAATACTTCTTCGATTTCGGAAGAACCGGCGACCATTGCATAACGCGTAAGGCGGTCACCGTCATCATCGGTGATATCGCGGTCGCCTCCACGCCGCATGAAGCTTGAGAGTGACACTTGAACGGCGTCGGGCTCCGGCATCGGGCCACCCGATGTCAGGGCTTCTTTCATTTTACGACGGAACGCTTTTTGTCGATGTACTGGTACGTGAGCCAGCAGTTGTCCGTACTCTTCTTGTCGAATTGACTCACGAATCCACCAGGTTGCGTAAACGATAAATCGCACTTGCTTCTTGGGCACGCCTGGAGTGTACTCCTGTGCCTTCTTTGGCAAACGCTCCAGGTCGTACCGTTCAAGGGCTATCATCAACCCGATGTTCCCTGCTGCAATCAAATCAGGGAGGCGTTCGGCGTCTCTTGTGTATTGACGGGCAATTTTAACTACATAACGCAAATGCCCGGAAATGAGTCGGTCTCTCGCCTTAATGTCCCGCTTTTTGCGCCAACGAACAATAAGGTCTGCTTCTTCTTCCGCACCGGCGATGACGGCGTTTTTCCCTACGTCTTCATAGTACAGGGTAGTGCTTCGCGCTTCGTTATTAGCCATGCCCAAGGTGTACCAGTGTAATCGCGGGGTTGCAAATTGGCGCAGCGACAAAGAAACTTTTGGCTTGTCAGACCAACTTGGTTGCGGTAGCCTAAGTCGCTTCCGTCGTCGAAGCTCAACAATCCAAAGCCCCCAAAAAGGAAAATTCACAGATGAGTGATACTGCAAACGTAACGCCGTCCAACGCTCTTGCTCGGCGCGACAACAAGCCGCTGCACCCTTCCAAGATCCCCATTGACACGCTGCAAAGCAACGCAGAGGCGGCTCTCGTTAGTTTGGCAACCCTTCTCGACGATTCGGGCATCCCGGATCAAATCCGTCGTAAGGTGGAGCGCATCGTTACGCGCCTCAACCCAAACCGCGAGGGCTTCGAAACCGACTCTACGGGAGTCTGGAAGATCCCCAGCATCCTGGTCACGCAACTCACGACCATGCACAAGTCGAAGCCGGACAATGCGAAGCCCGGTGACATTTTCACCACGTCGGGGTTGCTCATCGGACGGCCCTTCAAGTTCTACACGCTCTACATGTTCGAGCAGAACCTGATGTTCGAGCAAGGAGAGTCGAAGGTCAAGTGTGCGTCTCCTGACGCGAAGTTGGGTTCGCCATTTGGCATTTGTGAGAAGTGCCAGTTCCTGCCGATCAATAAGCAGAAGGGCCAGTGGGCCAGTCGCAAGAAGACCGACTGCGCGAACATGCTCACGGCGTTGGTGATCGACGCGTCGTTCAACGACATGTATCTTGTCAGCTTCTCGAAGACGTCTCGGCAGGCGGGCAGCGCTTTCCACGACATCCTCAAGGACTCGGATCACGTCTTTGATCGGGAGTTTCAGCTCGAGACGGAGCTGAAGACCAATGAGAGCGGTCGGTTTTACGTGCTCAAAGCGACGCCTACGGGCGTTCTGCTGAACGCTGAACGCATGAAGGACGGGCACCGCGACGATCCGGCGTCGGCCAATGAGAAGGTGGCATCGTGCCTTGTGGGTCTTTACAAGGCATACCGCGAGGTGCAGTTGCACAAGCATTACAATGGTGCGGCTGGTGGTGCTGCCACGGCGGAGCGCATGGAGGAGAGCTTCAACCCCGATCTCCTCAAGGGCAACGCGACGGGCGACGAGCCGGATTTCAACGCCGCAGATGCGGCAAAGGTTTCATCGCAGCCGATGTAATTGAAGTCCCACAGGGGGTGGGGTGCTACGGCATCCCACCCCCATTTTTTTGGAGCGGCTCGTGCCTAGTGAACTCTCTCTACGTTACGCGCCGTGGTCGATCAGTAAGCTCGGACAGGCAGAAAATTGCCCGCGCCAATTTGAACTTAAACACATCTTGAAGAAGACCGAAGAAGAGGCCGCCGCCCGCTCAGAAACGAGAGTGGGTGTTGCGGCTCACGCCGTTCTTGAGAGGCGAATTCTAGGTGTAGACGCGGACGTTGCTGTGGCCATGGCGCTAGAAAAGACGGCGCTTACTGTGAACGAAAAAGACATGCTTTCGTTCCTTGACGAAGAGATCGAATCGTTTTTACGGCGGCTCGATGCGTTCTGTCAGCGCAATGGCGCTGTTGAGCGTTTTGTTGAGCGTAAGTGGGCTATTCGTTACGATGGAACGTCTACTGGGTTTTTCGACAACGATGTGTTTTTCCGTGGAGTAGTCGACCTCGGCATCCTTACAAAGAACAAAGATCTTTTTGTCATTGATCACAAATCCGGCAAAGCAAAAGACCCTAAGAAATACTATTGGAAGCAGCTCCATGCTTACTGCGTACTTGGTGCCGCCAACATCCCTGGAATTGACGGTGTAAGGCCGGGCATTCACTATCTTCAAGGCGATGAAGCACAAAGAATCCAGTGGCTGGACTACAAAAATATAAAGGACATCAGTGATAAGATGCTTCCTTGGCTGCTTGAATATGTAGATGGATGTGCAGGAAACCTCGCGAGCTTTGAGGCGCGGCCAAGACAACCATGGCCGTGCTCTTGGTGCGGCTACAGGGGTGGCTGTGAACCATTTCAGGAGATGACCCGTGCCCAAGAAGCGTGATGCATCAGTAGCCATTAGCGCGGAGCGTCTGAAGAAGATCTGGTCAGAGGTTTCCACCGAACAGTGGCTCAGGTTGATGTCGGACGCGCACCCTACGGCCGGTTTCCGCACTGAGGGCCCGCGAATCAAGGGCAAGTGCCCGTGGCATGCGGACAATAGTCCGTCGTTTGACGCAAACCCGAGCAAGGGAATTGCGAAGTGTCATGGCTGCGGCAAGACCTTTGTCAATCCGATAAAGTACGTAGCGACGCTCTGTGGCATCAGTTATGCCGATGCCATGCTCAAACTCAAGAATGAGTTCGGGCTCAAAGGCCTGCTAACGGACGCTGTAGCGAAGAAATACCGTGAATTCTACGCCCACAGGGATCAGGTCACTAAGCTTTCCAATGTCTTGCGGATGTTCCTCATTAAAGCGATGGGGCTTCAGATGCAGGGCCCAGAGATGCTGGCGGAAGCCATGCCTTACGCGCCACAAGCCGTTGATTGGCTCCTGGCTCGCGGGCTAAAGCCGGCGTGGACAGAGTACCCGATCGGGTTGCTGCCGCCGCTGTTCTCACTGGAAGTAGCGTATGGCGACGATAAAGACGGGTATGACTTTGCCCGGAATTATCTGGCACGTGTTTATGAGATGGGGACCATTTGGATAGGCGCCATTGCTCACTTCATGAACGACGAGCCCATGAACGTGGCCCGAATCAAGCTACGACGGCCAGAGCGCACGCGCGAGGGCTCAAAGCCCATCATCTGGGTCTCTGACCCGTACGAAAATGAAGTCAGCTTTCGCGGCTATTTTGGATTTGGCACCCCTACGTACTTGCCGTTCTTTGGAGACGACAAGCTAAAAGAAATTCACGTCGTGGAGGGAGAGTACGACGCTCTTTCGATCATTGGAAATCAATGTGAATCTGGAAGTGTTGATTTTCTAGTCAATTCGCTAGGCGGCGGTGAAACGCAGGGCGCCGATGGGTATCTTCCCGTCGGAATTGAACGTGTCCGTATCATTCCGGATAGGGATGAAGGCGGCAAGAAGTTCGTTGAAAACACGATCAACCGGACAACGTCGGACAAGATCAGCTTTCTAGTATTTGAGTGGCCTAAGGACTATGACGCCAACGATTTCGGATCTGACGAACCTGTTAAAGATCCGGATGAGGCGATTAAGTGGGGCGGATACGAACGATTCCGTGACTTCGTTCTCGACCAGAGTAACTGGAAGCACGCTTGGGAGTGGTGCTATGACCGCGCCTCTGAAGAACTTGCTCGCATTTCTCCTGATGATATTCGGACTAGAACGCGAATTGCATCCGAATGGGGCCGCATCCTAAAGAACCAAAGCGAATGCAAGCGATTCGCCGACTCCATGGCGGCAGACTTCGGGCTCGACAGTGTCATTGTATTCAGGGAAGCCCTGGCGCAAAACGAGACGGAGGACGCGTACATCGAGCGTATCGGTACGATGATGGCCAGCCAGTTCCATTTCATCGGAAAGGAGCTGACTGACGGCCATCGATACGTTGTACATGTGCAGAGCAAAGCGACTGGTGAGCGCACGTCATACATTATGAATGAAGAGAAGTCCGCAGAATCCATGGTCGCTGGAATCTACGGAACGCTTCCAAACTATATCAAAGACCATATCGGAGACCCGGCGTTCATGGCGAACGAGGGGGATCCGAGCCTCATGTCTCACAAAGCACGAAATGACCGGTACCGGTATTACATCAACAGTGCGCTAAATGATCGAGCCAGGGGCCTAGTAAACCTAAAGGAATGTGAGAGGCGCGCACAGGGGTACCACGTCGTGTCTGACGACAAAGATGGGCCAAAGGCGTATCTAATCAACGGAAGAGACGTGTTTAAGATGACCCATGACCGGGACGATGAAATGAAGGTGTCCTTGCTCGATGGGCCGAGTGACAGCAACCTTGTGTTCCTTACTGATCCGTCTGCCAAGTGGCTTCGGAGTGTGAGGCAGCCGGAAGACATTTCCAACGTAAAGGCGGATCTCCGTAACCTCTATAACCGCGTTGTGGACATGGTCAACGTTGGGTGGGCGTGGCGGCATCAAGCGGTAGACACGGAGTTTTTGGCTGCGTACATCATGTGCCTGCCCATCATGTCACTGTTTCCGCGGCAGACGTCTATCATGCTTACGGCGGAGGCGTCGTCTGGTAAGTCTCGTTTCATCGCGGGGCTAGTTGGCGGGCACGCATTCCCGTCAATTAACATCGTAGCTGCCGCCTTGTCCATGGATTCATACACTGCAGCGGGTGTACGCCAGATGATGGACTGGTCTAGCCGGCCTATTTGCCTTGACGAGTTTGAAGACAAGGGTTTCGGCGACAAGCGCTCTATGAGCGTGAGAGACATTCTCGAACTGTATCGAGGTGTCACCGGAATGGAGTGGATCAAGATCACCATTGGGTCCCCAGGAGGCCAGTACCGTACGTATTGGATTCGTTCACCACTGATTGTTGCCGGCATCCGACCGCTACGCGACGAAGCTTCGCTGTCGCGTTTCATCATGTTTGAGATGATGCGAAACGTTTCACGCCCTGACCCGATTGATCTTTTGATGGAGAAATTCGGTGACCAGGAGATTTCAAGGGTCCGCCACGAACTTGCGGTTGGGCTGTTTCAGCATGTCCCGGCTATCGGGCGTACTGTGCATCAGGTAGAAAAAGAATACGCGCTAGGGGTGGGGCTTCCGGCTAAGGTGCCATCTCGTTTTAAGGAGGCGCTGTACCCTGTGTTGTCCATCATGAAGTACATCGGACTTGACTATAAGCGATTCGCGTACGATTTCTGCGAGTCACGGCAATACCAGCTTAACCGCGTTTCATCTTCATCTGAGAATGAGCAGATTTTTGAGGCGGTGTTGAGTACTCCGTTCCAGGTCAAGGGCATTGACGCAAACAACGATCACATCACAATCCGCGGGCTCCTTGCTGATGTTAGTAAGCTGGATGAAATCAATAAGTTGCGCTGCGGTGTCTACCTTGACGTAGCCAATCAGTGGCTGGTCGTACATTGGAATGAAGCTGTGCGAGGAATCTTCGCTAATCAAGCGTCTTTCCGTGTGGGAGGTCACGCCCCTGGTTATTTCAAGCAGGTCTCAGAGCGCTCGCCCTACCACATTGCGTCTGACGTGGTGCAGGCTAATCGGGTTCTCGAGAAGTTGCGCTTCTGGATGGGCCCTGGCGTACGCAACGACCAATGCACGGTATTCAACGTACGTCACCTGATCGAGGAAGCTGCTCGTGCTTCGGAAGAAGATGATGGGAGTAAAAAGAAGGGGCCAAAGGAACTCGTAGACAGCGCGCCTATGAAGGCCATCGAAGGCGACGGGGACATGCAGGTTTAGGAGGCCCAAATGAGTAGTACAGCACGAGTTCCGCCGTTTGATGGAGAATTCTATACCTTCGGATTTTCCAGGGAAGGTGGTCAGCTGCTTTCCGCGCTTTCGTGCGCTTTCTATGAGTTTGTTGCTCGTGAAGATGGAAGTGGGTCAATGCGCTTAGACAAGGAGTGCAATGCCACCAGTAAAGAAAACTAAACTTCCGGTGATCTCATTCACCGAGGACCAGGTGCACCCCGATAACCAATCGCCGCGGGCGAAAGGGCCGGTTTGCGGCGGTTGCGCTCTGGAAAAAGAACCTAGGGTGTTTGGGACAGGCGCTGCCGCGCCTGTCGACATTATGCTGGTGTCCGAAGCCCCTTCTATGTTTTCCGCCAATAATCAGCGGCATTTCTCGGGGAAGGGCGGGCAAATTATTCGTAAGACGTGGCAGACGCTCGTAGAAGCAGACGCCGTGTCGAAAGATGGGTGGGGCTTTGGGCGCCTAAAGCGCTTTGAAACCTACGCCGTACAGTGCCAAGTAGGAGAGCAGGACACGATCGCTTCAAAGACGATCGACCGGTGCTCTGTGTATCTGCACAGTGCAATCAAAAACAAGAAGCCAAAGATCATTTTGGCACTTGGCGCCACCGCACTTCGTGCGGTTGGCGTCAGGTTTAACAAGTTTGATGACGTCCGTGGGCGTGTAATGAAAGTCCCCCTCGCGGGGGATGATTATTGTCTGGTGCTTCCTACGTTCAGCACCAAGGCGATCCTTGCGCGTATGGGCCTTTTTAACCTCTTTCGAGCTGACATGGTACGCGCAATGCGTATTGCCACCGGAAAGGATGAGGTATTCATAAACACGGATATCGCTACCGTTACGAAGAACTACAAGATTCCCAAGACGGTGGAAGAAGTCCGTGATGTCTGCCGTGAGATCGTTCAGTACGCCGATGCCGGCGGCGACCCACAAAACTGGACAATCGCAGTGGACACCGAGACCAACACCCTGCACCCCGAGAGAGAGCACGCGCGCGTCCTGTGCGTCTCATTCGCCTGGGGGGAGGGGAAGGCTACTGCGATCCCCCTTTGGCACAAGGACGCCAAATGGAAGGCGGAAGAGGTCTTACCTTACGTACGAGAGGTTCTCGAATCTTCTAAGCCCAAGGTCTTTCATAACGCGAAGTTCGATTTGAAGTTTTTGGAGCTGCGACACGGCCTTCGAGTCAATAATTACGCGTGGTGCACACTCGCTGGAGAGCATCTACTTCGCGAAGATCAGCAAGGTGCGTATTCTCTTAAGGTACTTGCACGTAGCTTTTTCCCGCAATTCTCTAATTATGCGGACCACATCCATGACGTTGCGTCAGCGCTTTCTGAGGCTGACGGGATGATCGAAGAAATCATTGATCACCATACCGGCAAAGGAAAGAAGGGAAACCGTTACGGGAAACTTCCGCCGTTCGGAATGGAAGAGGTCCCTTCTAACGAAATGTCCGCGAAAGAACTGCGTGAGTATTACTTCGGCACGTCGGACGAGCGGAAAGCACGTCGAAAAGAAGACGTGAATTACGAGAAAGTTCCTATCGAAGATTTGCTCCTGTACGCGGCAATCGATACGGATCTAACGCGACGGCTAATCAAGCACCAGTTTATGCGTATTCGACAAGAACGCTGCGACGCGGTGAAAACGCTTGGAAAGACCCATGCAGTGCCCGCTTCTAGAACCCTCGGAAAGATGGAATACGGGGGAATGCGGGTAGACGTACCTTATCTTGATACGCTAGAAAAAGACCTCGATGAGGTTATTGCGGCAAAAGATAAAGAGCTTCGTCAGTATTTCCACATGTTGCGGGATTCCAAGACGGGCCGAGATCTAATGCCGTCGGACTTCAACCCCAATTCTACACAACACGTGGAACATATTTTGTACAGTTGGGGAGTGATTCAAGACTTCCAGGCGGCCGACGTTCTTAATCATTCTAACAGGAAGACGCGTTACATCAACGACACTATCACCGGGACAACTAAGACCGGCCGCTGGAAGACGGACAAGAAGACCCTCAAGGCAATTGAAAAAGAATTCAATTGCAATTTCGCTACATCACTCCTGCATTATCGTGCGGCGCATAAAGCACGTAACGGCTTCCTGAAAGAAGTGCGTCGTCTATCGGCTTACGATGGAAGACTGCACACCAGTTTCCATCTTCACGGTACTAAGACCGGACGCCTGTCATCTTCCGACTTGAATATGCAGAATATTCCGGCGGGTAAGCTGGCAGGACACAATATCAAAAAGCTATTCATTCCTGATACAGATGACGAGCTGATTCTTAACTTGGATTATCGTGGGGCGGAGATCAGAATCTTCGCGGCTTATTCTCGCGACGAAAAACTGATTGAAGCGCTACTCCGGGGCCTTGACGCGCACTCCTTCTTCACCGAGAAGCTGTATGGCCATCCCTACGAAGAAGTTGAAGCGGCCAAAGACTACGACTTCAAGGGCGCGTATGCCCGTGGCGTTCCCGCTGTCGTAATCAAGCGCATGGAAATGTTGAAGGCCGCACGTACAAACATCAAGCGTGTCGTATTTGGCGTTCTCTACGGTGCCCAGGCTAAAAAGATCGCGGAGACCGCGGGTAACATTACACCGGAAGAAGCACAGAAAGTCATCGACGACCTGTTCGCCATGTTTCCATCGATTCCAAGTTGGATCGAACAGACGAAAAATTTCATCTACCAGAACGGCTACGTAGAGACCTTTTTCAGTCGACGCAGGCGGTTCCCACTGCACCACGTAAATAAGTTCTTCAGGAGTCAAGGGGAGCGGCAGGGCGTCAATATGCTTATTCAGGCGACGTCAAATGACATCGTTCTTGGGCAGCTTGTCGAGCTGGATCAGCATATCCATGAAGTGGGTGGCCGGCTTTGCATCACGGTTCACGACTCGATTGTTGCGTCGATCCCTAAAAAGAATGTTCAACAACTTCCGGATTTCCTCAACTATTACTGCGTAAAGCGCGTATCGGAAAAATACCCGTGGCTTCCCGTTCCGTTTGCTTGTGATATTCAGGTCGGGCCTAGTTACGGAGAGACGGTGGACCTGGGGGAGTACTTGAAAACGCAGGCCGCAGAATCCAGACTCACCGAAGACGATACATTTGACCAGGAGGTGCTTGACGAACTCAGGGATGAAGATGCGGGGGAGGCCACACATTTCGGAGGCGAACTAATTGAGATGCCAATGGGGGCAATTTGAGGAGCCTTTCATACTACGATGAAGAAGCCATCATAAAGGGCTGGCTCTGGTCAAATCTACGGAATAAGCCAGGGGGTCGGCCCGCAGACTGGTACAGAATATACACAGAGGGCATGTATCGAGTTACTAAATGTCGCCTTTGTGGTGAAGCTATCAGTCTCGCTGCTCCGTATTCAAAACACACGGCAAGGCAGACACTTAGGCGCTACGACCACCGGGCGGCGCATATCAAATCTATAGAAACATATACGTTTGGAGATATCGCGCCAGACGGAACAGACGTGACCAATTTCAACACTCGTCGAACACCCACTGTTTAGGAGGCTATGATGAGCAAGAAGGCACATATTGTCGACGGTGAAGTTCAGTGGGACAGCGTCCTTCAACAGTCCAAGGTAGCGCTGTACCAGACACTTAAGGGGCCAATCATGGGCCTGCAGACCTCGGAAACAGAGAGGCATGTTTGCCTCTACGCGCCAGCAATGCTGGTGGCGCCGACGGCAGACAAGGTAGTCTTCATGCCGGTCATGTTTGTCGAGAACTTCATCCTGCTTTACAAAAATAGTTTGTTCGGGACTAATCCCGCGCCAGAAGTTGTCATCAAAGGCTACATGGATTATGTGAAGAGATTTGCAGAAGAGGCCTTTCAAATGAAGCCTCTGGAAATCGCCGCTGGCGTGGATGTTCCGACGGAAAGGAGCGATGAGAAGTAATTTCTTGACAGCCCCCGGGGTGTTTATGGTAGAAGCAAATGCAGGAGAACATCATATGCCTAGACCTGCGATCCCCGACCATAACCTATTCTTTTTCGACTGCGAAACAGGTGGACTAAAAGTCGGGGTCAATGAGATTTTAGAAGTGTCATGCATTGTTACAGATCCGTCGGCGCTTAGAGTACTGAAAAAGTACACGGCGAAAGTGCGGCCTGTCCATCCCGATAGGGTGGACCCAAAGGCGGCAGCGATCAATGGTTACACCCCTCAAGTTTGGGAGAAGGAAGCCATTCCGCTCGACGACGCAATGGTGAGCATGCTCTCGATGGCGAGGGACAGTATCTTCGTTGCGCACAATGCCCCCTTTGATTGGGGGTTCTTTGAGCATGCGATGAGTGTACGGGGGCAGCGGTGGCCGGGTGACTACCACCGCGTCGACACCTGTGCACTAGCGTGGCCGCTGCTGCGTGCTGGGAAGGTCCCTAGCGTCAAGCTGCAGACTCTCGTAGATTATTTTGGGATCGTAAATGAAGCGGCTCACCGGGCAAGTGGTGATGTGGAAGCTTGTCGTCAGTTGTACGTCAAATTGATGGAAATGTTCATGCCAGCCGTCGACCCTTCCGCGGCTGTTGTGAAGTTTGACGCGGCTTCCACTTCCCCTGTAAAAACAACGGCGCCCTTTGACTGTCATAAAGAATGGCTGCCTTTGATCAAGCAGTTCAAGAACCCCGTTATTTGCCTGACGCGAGAAGATGAGTTCCGCCTTCTGGAATGGGCGTCACCGCTCATCATGGGAGGCACACTCTACGGCCAAGTTCTCCAAGAGGGCGTTCGCTGCATGCCCAAGTTCCACGGAGCATGGATTCAGTGGGACGCAGAAAAATTCGAAGTGCGTGAGGCCACGAACCTAGGCGCAGGCATTTAAGTTCCCGTGGGGTGGCTCGACGTGGATAGTCGAGAAATGGGAATTCCTGAGGTGAAGCGCAACCCACTATATACTCAGGACGGCTCGCACCGCTGTAGACGGCCCGACACTAGGGATAAATGGTGCGGTATGTGTGACGACTCGGAGAGACGAGTACTATGCGCGGCAGGCGCGGCCCATTAAACAGCGCAAGTTAGTCACGACGTGGCATGGTAGCCTTGCGGCTTTACCGCTCAGCTGGTGAAAGTCCAGTCGTCGTGCGGGGTGTGCGGCCCACCCTAAGCCCCTGGCGGGGCTTAAAGAAGGGGATTCCTTCAGGCCGCTATTCTTTAGTAGAAACGTAGGTCAGCGTTTAAGATGCGCCACGCAACCCAGCCAAATAGCTGTGCGTGTAGGCAATCGTCGGGCTGTGTCGGGGCATGACGCCAGACCTTGCGCCCCATGCTTGTCGTCTCTTCGTAAACGTTCAAAATGTCGTCGATGGCCGGCTTCATGGCGCCACGCGGCCCGTAGATGACTTTCCTGTTTTTCACGAACATCGCGAAGTTGTCAATGAGCGTCGTTCTGTCGGAGAGATAAGACAGCGTCTGCGGGTCGTAATCGATTGGCTTTGAGCGACTCAAGTATCTGATCTGCTGACAACGATGGGCGCCAAGACGCTCTCTCAGCAATGCGTTAGCCATCTGGCCTTCGCCAGCGTCTCCAACAATCATCTGCACTCCCCAGCTCTTGCAGACCTCAACGATCTCTTCAATCCATCCGGTGCAGTGGCCGTTTGGAAAGATCTTGTAGTACAGCGTCTTTAGGCGCCCATCCGGCAATTCGCCCCATAAGTGAAGAACTGTCCGAGACTTGACCAACCCCTCGGTGCCCTTTACTTCCGCGCCTCCGCCTGACCAGTCTACACCCGCAACAACCTTCTTAATGTTAGGGAGGTGTCCTGGCGACAGGCGGGACAGTTGAATAGTCTCGTCGCAAAGTTCCTCGAGGAGTTCTTTAGTCAAAAGCCGAGCGCCTGTAGACGTAGATACACCGATCACTTCGTTGAGAAACTGATTCTCTGAGTACTGATCCATCTTCCGCAGGAGATTCCCCCAGCGCTCGATGGCCTTGTCGTATTCCCGAGTTCCGGTGTTCCAGGCCGCGGGTACGTTCTCGGGCATGATCGGTTGACTAACATGGAACCCCTTGAGAGCGGGTCCCGTTCGGATGCCGGTCTCTAGGTCTTTTCCACCGTAACCATCGACCATATCAACCCATCGACCATTCCGTGGATTGAGGGGTTTCCTGCACCCGATACATTCGGGACCCATTTTTCCAAAGGCTTTCGTAGTGACGATAAACGTAGATTTACCGCAAGCGTCACACTTCATCACCCATTCGCTTTGACTAGACAAACTCCACAGATACTCGATCGTATTTTCGCTAGTCTTAGGAGTGCCCGTGTACGACGAATATTGGTAATTCGAGTTTGACATACATTCCTCAATGACCGGAATGACTGCGTCATAGAGGATGTCCTGCACTTCGTCGAAAAAGCAGTGATCAGCCGAGTAACCACGCGCGCGGTCAGGATCGTCGAGGGCGTACGTAAACGCCATTTCTGATCCATTTTGCATCATACGAAGAAGGACGTTGTCGATCGACTGCGGACCAACAAACCCTTCTCGTACTGCCGGAGAATACGCCAAGAACTTCGCGACTCGTGTATGTGAGAACTTACGCGTCTGCTCGGAAGTTGGCGTAATGTAGTAAACCTTGAAAAAGTCGGTTCCAACGCACTCTGCAATCATGAAAGCGGCGTTGGTAATAGACTTACCCACTTGCCGTGCAGTTTTTAAGACAGTTTTGGGGTAAACGCCATCGTAAATGGCGCGGTGCATTGGGTAGTTTTCCAGGCTGAATGGCTTACCGTCCCAATGGAGCCAGCTTTCCGCTAGCCGGCTTCTAAATTCGTGGACCTCAGTCGTATCGCTCATGACACACAGGAGGAGAGAACGTGACGAAAACCGTTGGAGAGAGCAGCACCGAAGAACAGACCTTCTACGAGAAGATGGACATCGGACTCGTCACGCCGGGGCAGTTCCAGGCGATGATCGACGACGCGGCCGATTCCCCCCGTGTGGTCTTGTGCGGCGTCGGCAAGCCGGGCGTGGGGAAGTCGCAGAGCGTGTACCAGTGCGGTAAGCGCCGGTCGGCGCCCGTCATCGTCCTGCACATCCCGCAGATGTCGATCGAAGATTTCCACATCCCTACCAATCCGTCGGATCCGGGGGACCGACGCTTCTACGATAAACGCATCCCGCGAAAGTTCCAAGTTCTTTTCGAGTACTTGGCGCAATTCAAAGACGGCTCGGTGCCCGTGGAGCGCCGCCCCATCATCCTCGTGGAGGAGCCGAACCGCGCCAGGGAAAAGAGCGTCACCACCGCGTGCTTCACGCTGTTCGAGGACCGCATCATCGGCGATCAGCGAATCCCCGATGAAGTCCAGATCGTCACCTTGATGAACCCCGGAGGTGGCGGCGCGTCGGTCAATTCCTTCGAGAAGGACACCGCCGCACGTCGTCGCCTTTCGTTCGTGGGAGTCACGTACTCCTACGGCGAGTTCATGGAGCACGCCATCAAGAACGGGTTCCATGAGAAGGTCTCCGAGTTCCTGGAGGCCCAGCCCTCGATGGTCTACGACGACGACGCTGCATCGGCGGGCAAGGTGTTCGCTTGCCCGGCCTCGTGGGAAACGGTGTCAAGCATCTGCAAGCGCTACGACGCCGGCAAGACCCCCTTCTCCACCGCGCGAGCGGAGGCCATGATCGCGAGCAAGCTCGGGATGACGACGGCCAAGCGGTTCATCGACTTCGTCGAGAACAAGGTCTCGATCATCACGCCCAAGCAGATTCTCGAGCAGTACAAGGACAAGAGCCGCGTGCGCGCTCAGATCAAGAAGCAGATCGAGGACGGGCGTACGGACGCCCTCGCGGAAGAATGCAAGAACCTCGCGATCTACCTCTTCCGCGACAAGCGGGCACCCAAGTCCTACGGGGACGAACTCGCCTTGTTCATGGCGGATCTCCCGGATGACGTGCTGGTCGCGTTCATCAGCCAGTATCTGGCCGGGGAGTCCAAGGCGTCCAACGAAAATCGAACGTACTTCACGAAGATGAACGAGGACCTGGCCGGCAACAAGATGTTCAACGACGCCATGCGCCGCCAGCAGGAGACCAAGCGCAAGATGCAGGAGGCCATGGCCAAGAAGAAGGAGGTGTAACTGGAAGCTCGTAAACTACTGCCGGGTGATGTTGTTCAACTGAGCCCGGAGATCGGAAACAGCGCTTTCGGAGGATGTTTTATGATGGTGACGGATCCAAAGCCCTGGGGTGCCCAGGGCTTTGTCGCCATTCCCGTAGAGCGTGGGAAGGTACCCAGTGAAGCATATTACCGGGCGAAGTGGGAAGAGATGGAATTCATCGGCCGGGCGGAGTTCATGCCCCGGGACGTGAACGAAGCGCGCATGGAGGCTGAAGACGCGCAGTACCAAGGGGAAGTTGCAGACGGCAAGCAAGGAGCATTTTGATGCCGTTCCGTAAACTCCCCAACAACGACAAGTGGCACCTGCAAAACGGCTGCAAGGACCGTGAGCACAACCCACCAGGGTTGATCGTGCTCGATGACGGCGTTCACGAATACACGTGCCCTGGTTGCGGGCACAAGCAGTACATCGTCGTAAATAAACCTAGATTGTAGGGCCAGAAACGCGAACGATTTCTTCGGCGGCGCGGCGAATCATCGTGTCGACGTAGATCCGAATCGTAGCTAACCGGGCAAGCTGTACGCCTTCGGCTGTCTCAGGGAACGGGTGCGTGGAAAGCGTGGATTTGTCCAGCGACTTCCACTCTTCCCGTACTCGTTCCCTGAGACTCGCCGAGTCCTTTGTAAGCTTATCCAGAGCCTCCTGGCCGAACGCAAGTTCATCAGGGGCAACGACGATGCCCGTCCTGTATAGGACAACAGAAGCGTAAATCGCCGGCTCGTGGTCGAATTCAGTGCTCTCGAAACTTGCGCGGGTGCGGAGGCTCCTCGCTTCGCAAACCGCCCACGCCAGTTGCGAGGGCGTGGCTTCCTGCAGGATTCCTGGTTGGGGAAGGATCGACGAAAACGCTAGTGCCGTCTTTTCAAACACGACGGCGTCCCAGTAAAACGAGTGTACTGTCTCTAAAGTGAGAGCCGCAAGGAGCTTGACGCGATTGATTTCTGGTGGGTCGATGCCGTGCGTAGCTAAATCCATCCAAATGGATTCCGGCTCAACGCCGTGAAGATCACCAATCAGTTTTTGAGCCGCGGCATGAACGCCAGAGGCGGTAGAGGTTCCATCGGAAATGATGGCTCTAGCTTCGGCTTCGGGCGTGGCTAGTTTTTGCATTAGTGGAACTGACGGCCTAGAGCGCTCTTCATGTCCATCGGGAGCGTCTCTAGGATGGTGGCCAGTCGATAGGGGTCAACTCCGCCATGGCCGTCTGACGCCTCGCGAACGAGGTCGTCTCCTAGCACGTCGCCGTAGAACGAAGATGGGCGCATCGCAAGCTGCGATGCAGTGACGTACCTTCCGCCCAGGTTGACCCCCGGCTCCGCTACTTTTTCCGTGTTGAAGACGGTCTGTAGCGGGTCGGGCAACCGTTTGTCATAGTGCTGCTCAAGGCCCCCTCGTTTGTCCAGTTCATGGATAGCAGAGGCCATCTTAACCAGAGCACCTCGATCACGGATTTCAGGGGGCTGCGCACGAAGGCCGTCGGCCATCTGCTGAAATGCCTGCTTGACGATAGGGTCTTTCGCCGCTTCTACGCGCGCGTCGAGCCACCGCCGCATTGTGTCTGTAGAAGAAACAGTGAAGCCCGCCAACTTGAGCGTCTGCGGACCAAGCTTGACGTTGAATTTAGCGGCTTTCTCAACGAGACGACCACACGCCTGAGCGCGGCTGGGAATGGAAAGACGGGTAAATCCGTCAATCAACTTCTGTTCCGCCACTCGGACGTCTTCGGCGCACTTGACCCGAAGGGCCTTCTTTTCAGGTAGCAGGTAGTCATCTGAATCATCGGCTGCAGCAACCTTTTGGCGCTGGAACCATTCCTCGGGAATGCCATAAGCTTCGCAAGCTTCCTTGAGTGCCAGGTCAACTTCCACCGGAACCGCCGGTAAGGCGCTTCGGTAAACTCTTGACATAATGGCATTTTCCCGCGTATGAATGGCGAAAGCACGTTTTTCTTGCCAAGCATATGCAGTATCGGGGAGTGCGTCACGCTCTTCGATTTGCACGTTTGCATGCTTAATCGCTTCCTCAACTTCTCGGGGAAACCGGTCGAGCAGGGGAATTAGGGAAGCGAAGGCGGGATCTCTGTGCTGGTCAACGACGGTCATGCCAGGATTATAGGCAGGTATACCGCACAGATCAACGCCGGAATTGTCAAAGGAGAACAGTGGGATGAGCGATCGCACCGCTGAATTCGACAGGACTAGACTAGCCTATGTAACCAGTGAAAACGCGTTCACTTTCGGCATTGTTCCCGTGGTCCCATTGGACATGGGTCTTTTCTTGGACCATTGGGGTGTTTTTGTGAAATGCGCCATATGCGGGGAGGTCGACCATGAAAATCGCGACGATCCCACAATGTTTCACACCGATTGGTGCCCACTGAAAGGGCAAAGAACCGCAGCTTTCGCGAGATTCGACGTCGACGTTTGTGAATTGTTCATCGGCGAACTCCGAGCGGGGTTTCCCGGAACCTGAAAGGAGCGAAATGGGCTACACGCTGAACGAGGCGATTTACTATCTCATCCAAAAGCCCGGGGCGGGCAAGAGCTTCTGGGCCAGCGTATTGAACGGTTGTCATCGAGTCCCTTCCGAGAAGGTTCGGCTGATGGGCGTGGGAATCCACCGCGGCAAACTGGTCCTCTTCTACAACCCGCGCTTCATGTCAGAGGCCCCTCTCGCAGAAATTGTGGCCACGGTGGAGCACGAGGGAATCCACGTCGTCATGGACCACATCCCGCGGTTCCTGGAATTCCTCTCGCACTTCAAAGAAAAAGAAGACAGGAAGCGGGCTATCCAGGCGTCCAACATCGCTCTGGATTTCGCCGATAATTGTCTCCTTCGAAAGAGCCCTGATTTCCGGCCGGTCGATGACGGGCACGTATTTCCTTGGCTCATGCCAGAGATGGACCCGTTCAAGCTCCCTGCTGACAAAGCTGCCGAGTGGTATTTGGCGGAATTGATGAAAGACGAGCACCAGGAGGGCGTCAAGAAGATCACGGGCAGTGACCACGGAATGTGGCTGTTGGTTGACGAACACGGCAACCTCCTGGACGCGGACGGAAACCCGCTCACTCCGGACGAAATCAAGAGCCTCGGCCACCGCGTTCGTACGCAGCTCAAGCAACTCCTCAAAGAGGTCCGTGACGATTTCAAGAAGGGGCGCGGGCTGATTCCGGCGGGCGTTGACGAGTGGCTCGATGAATACCTTCGCCCGCCGATTGTGCCGTGGTGGCAGTACTTCCAACAGCTCATCACGAACGCACGGCTCACGAAGCCAAAGCGGAGTATCGAGCGGCCCAATCGCATGTTGATGGCGATGGCGGAAGATGCACCGTTCGTTCTTCCGTCTATCGGACGGTCCTACGACCCGTCATTCAACATCATCTACATGGAAGACACTTCGGGCTCAATGGGAATCGAAGAGCTGCAAATCACCCGCAGCGAACTCCACAACATCATGCGGACTGACGACGAAATTCGTGTCCGTCATCTCCAGGGGGACGCGGCAGTACATTACGACAAGCTTCTCACGGGGACGGACGAGATCACCAAAAGCGTCATCGGCAGAGGCGGAACTTCCGCCGAAGCATATTTTCAGTACATTTGGAAATACGTCGATGATGCGGACCACCGACCAGACCTCGTCATCATTGCAACCGATGGTTACGTAGGCGGTGTCAGCGACCAAGCCCGGCTTCCACCGGAAATACCGGTAATCTGGCTCGTCACGCCGGATCGCTACGGTCATGGTGAAACCTCGGCCGCGGCGGGGCTTCGCAAGGAGGGGTATGGGGAGGTCCTCGTGGCGGATCCGTCTCATCGACATCTCTACAACGGACAAGGGTAAAAGAACCTGTAACGCGTGATTTAAAAAAGGAAAAGGGAGACCACAGATGAAGACGTGCGGATTCTGCTTCAAGGGGAAAATGGTACCACGCGGTAGCCTGGGCACTGCGGGGTACCTGCGTGCCAAGTGCAACAGCAAGTGGTGTGGCATGACTACCAAGTCGCAGGTGTCCCCGCCCCTGAGCCGGGCGCTGAAGGTGACGCCGTAGTGGCGTTCGGCGACGACGAAGAAGACCTGGTACCGGCCGGGACGGAAGTCAGCGCTGCGCGGGCGCTTCTCGCGCACTACAACACTGCCATGGCGTCACGTCTCGCGCGTTTCGTCATGGAGAAAGCCAGTGCCGAGAGCCAGGAGGCGGTCGCAGGTGCCGCCCTGGAGCTGGTGGAGAAAGCCGCTGAAAAAGTGCTGTGGGACGCCCTTCTGGGGATTGTCAGGACTGCTTCTGAGCGGTATGTCGCGACGGTGGAATTCAAGGCCATCGTCGACAAGCAGGTCGCTGAATTCGCCAACAAGTGGCTCTACCAAGCATTGGAAACCGTCGCAAATGAGGCGGTAAGAAAGTTCTCCCGCAGTGCGCACATGGAGAGCTTCATGGCGATGGTTCCGGGGCGTCTCATGGCTGCGATCGACAAGGCCGTCGAAGCGGAGGCTCAATTGGCGATGGCCACCGCCAAGGACAGGGGAAATACGTGAAAAGAAAAGGGCCCCGTAAGGCCCTTTTTTTAGCTTGCGGAGCAAACTGAGTTGTAATCGAAGTCAGGACATACTGCGAGTACTGCCGCCAGCGTGGCTGCCTCGACCGCCAACGCGGATGAAACGGCATTGTTCGCGGTCGTGAGACCGGTCACTGCGTTATCGTAACTTGTGCGAGCGGCGACGACGTCAGAATTAACCGACGTTAGATAGTTGTTTATAGCCGTAGCGAAAGTGCCGTGATTAGACACTCCCTGTGCAACCGTACCAGAATTCGCGGTTGCCAGATCCATGGCAGACTGAAAAGTCGCCTCATCAGTAGCGAACGCGGTAATTTGTGAGCCCGCAAGAGTAAGAGCATTATTGAATGTAGTTTTGTCGCCGCCAGCTGCGCAACCAGCTGCGGCTAGAAACGTCACACCTGCGGACTTCAGTGTGCTGAATTCTGCAAGCAGTGCAATAGCGGCAGACATGAATGTCGAACTTGCGACATTCAGCGTATCCAGGTACGTTTTTGCGTTTGTAATCTCTGCCGTGCGCATCAACGCGCCGTCGAGCGATCCACTTACTGTATCTTGGTAGAACTTTTGAATTTGAGTGGCCAGCGCTTTTAGACTGGCCAAATTGTCTTCAGTATAAGTGACCAAGTCTTGCGCGGGGACCACGGCGGACTGCGCCGCTCCTCGTGCTTTCTTAGCGGTCTTATAAGCGTTGATCAGCGCTTGCACGGCTTCTGGACTCAAGGAATTACTGAGTGGGATCAGAATGCTCAATGAGGACGCGACGAACTGATTCGTATACGTTTCCCAATCCGAAACCAAGGCGCCAACGCGATCTTGAATTACCTTTTGTGCAGCGACTGCTGTAGCCAAGTCCGTGAATCGATTCGTGGCAGTGCTGGAAAGATACTGAAAAGAACTGCTGCCCGGATTAGCAATAAGCGCGGCGTCCCGGCCTTGCGGTAGCGCCGTGAGATCTGCCAAATTAGCAACCCGCGCAAACACGTCGGACTTAGAATCGGTCCTGTCAACGACTTGAAGAACGAATACCGTAAGCGTAGGCAGCGTACCCAGGCCCGTCAGTGCACTTTCAATATCGAACGATTGAAGGGTTGGCCCTACATAGCGGACAGCCCGTGTCTGCGTGAGAATGGATCCGTTAGTTGCGGTGCCAGACAGCGTGACAGTTGTCGACGGGCCCGGGCCGTCATTTGAAATCGCGATACTTCCGGTTTGCGCCCCAGACGACGATGGTGAAAAGTACACATCCCAGGAAACTGATCCGCCGGGTCCGACAACTGTTGGAAATTCCATTCCTACGACCGTAAACTGACCAGTAACTACACCGGCGGTAAGGTGAAGATCGGCGTCTCCGGTATTTGTTAGGGTTAGCGTAACTGCCACAGATTGTGTGCCAGTACGTGCCGTTCCAAACGACAGGGCCCCTGCGCTAACTACTAGGTTTGCAGACATCCGTTATACTCCAGGGACGATGACTTTAGTCACGTCGCTAGTCAGGGTTCCACCGGAAGCTAGCCAATCATTCACAAGCTGTTGAACTCTAGTTTGTGCAGAAGACTTGGCAGCCGTGACGGCGTCTAAGGATTCAATAATTGTTGTGTATGCTGCTGCGCGATAAAAAGACAATCCTGCGTTTTGCGCAAGCGTTTTGTCGCCAGGCAAAAGTAGCATGTCCGAGAGCGTAGCGTAGCGGCTAAATCGATCCGTAGAGACGGTGAAAACGAACACCGCCGGATCGATGCCCGTTGCTTCAGGCACTGATTGAGCTAGAGCGATGCCGCCAGACGCCGGTTGAGTGGTTTGCCGAAGGTTAATGCGGATGGTTGCCATGTGGCTTATTATAGCCGGCATGCGATTCGTAGGCATCGATCCATCACTTAACGCAACAGGCTTGTGTGTAGTGGGAGACGGCGCACCAATCCTACTTGAAACTCTAACACCTTTGCGGGGAGTTACCGGCCCCGAGCGTCTGGTCTGGATCCGCGATATGGTGGCCGATTGCTTGAATCATGGCGATTTTTTTGCCGCAATAGAGGGATATAACTACGGGGTAAATCTCCCGGGTTCTCGAGCATTAGCAGAACTAGGTGGCGTTCTGCGGGTAGCCCTTTTTGAGAAGGGTGTCAAATACGTAGAAGTTCCACCAACAACCCTTAAAAAATTCGCCACGGGGAGTGGGCGTGCGGACAAAGCGGCCATGATCCGCGCTGCTGTAAGAATGCAAATTGAGCCTGCGGACGATAACCAAGCGGATGCCTTCCATCTTGCTTGTTTAGCACGAGCTTTCCGACGAGAAACCTCGCCAACAAATCGCGCACAAGCGGAAGTACTGAAGATTCTTGGCGAATAAAAAGGCTTGTCAAACAAACATCGACTAGTGTAGGCTTCTTCCTCCGATAAAGGAGAAAGACGATGCAAACGCTCGAGTACGACGGTCGCCCCAGTGTTAGGAAGCGTGACGGGAAGACTGTTCAGCCTTTCGACGCGAGTAAGATCGAAAGAGCCATCCGCGGCGCTCTGGCCGATCTTGGCCAACAAGTCGATGACAGCAAACTTCGTTCGGTCATTAACCGAGTGGTCAACACCCTCCCCGAGGGGGAGGTTGAAGTTGAGACTATCCAAGATAGGGTAGAATTCGCACTTTCGCGCCACGGCATGTTCGATGTAGCAAAGGCCTACATCATTTACAGGGATCGAAGGGCGCAGCTCCGTCAGGGGCGCGGCAAGCCGGATCCAAAGGCGGTAGCTGAATACATTCACTACGCCAAGTACGCGCGCTACGTTCCGTCCCTGGGCCGCCGAGAACTTTACAGTGAGACGGTGACGCGAGTTGAGGCGATGCACCTCCGTCGTTTCGAACACATCGACGGGCTTCCCGCGCTCATCACGAAGGCATTTGACTTCGTGAGGGAGCGGCGCGTCCTGCCCTCTATGCGTTCGATGCAGTTTGGCGGCGCTGCCGTAGAGGCCAACAACAACCGCATCTATAACTGCAGCTTCTCGTTTATCGACCGCCCCCGCGTATTCGCTGAAGCGCTGTTCCTGCTCCTTTCCGGATGCGGCGTTGGGTTCTCTGTGCAGTTTGATCACGTTGAGCGGTTGCCTATGCTCAAGGCGATCGACCCGAAGAAGGTAATCCACCACACGATTGAAGACACCATCGAGGGGTGGTCTGACGCTATCGACGCACTCGTGATGAGCTACTACACCGGTACGGGGTACATCGAGTTCAATTACTCCAATATTCGTCCGGCAGGTGCGCCTCTTAAGACCTCGGGAGGCCGCGCTCCGGGGCACCTCAAGCTCAAGCAGTCCCTCGAGAAGCTCCGTGAGATTCTTGATGGTGCTGTAGGGCGTAAGCTCCGTCCCATCGAGTGCTACGACATGCTTTGCCACGAGGCAGACGCAGTGCTTTCCGGTGGAATCCGCCGTAGCGCCATGATCTGCATGTTCTCGCTGGAAGACAGCGAGATGATGAACGCGAAGGTTGGAAATTGGTTTAAGACTTCACCGTGGAGGGCTAACTCGAATAACTCTGTCATGCTTAAGCGTGATGAGGTCAAGAAGAAGCAGTTCGAGCGCATCTTCAAGATGACCAAGGAGTGGGGCGAGCCCGGCTTCTATTTTACGGCGGACTACGACTACGGCTCCAACCCGTGTGTAGAAATTGGACTTAATCCGGTTCTTGAGTGGGAGGGAGTAAAGTATACCGGCTGGGCGTTTTGCAACCTGTGTGAGATCAATGCAGCAGCATTCGAGACACCCGGTGATTTCCTTTCGGCAGCGGAACAGGCGGCAGTAATCGGGACGCTGCAATCGGCGTATACAAAGATGCCGTACTTGGGTTGGGTCAGCGAGAAGATCGCGGAGAGGGAGTCGCTGCTTGGTGTTGGTATTACTGGAATGCTCGACAAGCCTGCCATTGCTCTTGACCCAGCACTTCAGCGGCAGGCTGCGGCGCTCGTAGTTGAAACGAACAAGCGCACGGCCGCAATGATCGGAGTGAACCCAGCAGCCCGTACTACTTGCGTAAAGCCGAGCGGCACCACTTCAAAGGCGCTTGGTGGCGTTGCTAACGGTCACCACGCGCACCACCACAAGCGCTACATCCTCCGCATCACTGCGAACGAGCTGGAGACACATTTCCAGCACTTTCGTAGCCTTAATCCCATTGCTTGTGTTAAGAAGCCCAACGGGGATTGGGTGATTGAGTTTCCGATCGAAGCGCCTGAGGGTGCGATCATCAAGGACGACCTGACCTCCCTCAAGTTCCTCGAGATGGTGAAGAGTACGCAGGAAAATTGGGTTCTCCCCGGAACGGCTCGGCCGGATTCATCTCCTGGTCTTACGCACAACGTCAGCAACACGGTAACAGTAGGCTCCGGAGAGTGGGAAGAGGTCTCAAAATATCTTTGGGCAAACCGTAATATGTTTACGGGCGTAAGTATGCTGCCTAGCACAGGGGACAAGGACTACGCATTTGCGCCCCAAGAAGCCGTGCGAACTGAGGCAGACGAGGCACGTTGGAATCAGTTGGTAGCTAGCTACAAGGTTGTAGACTACACTCAGATCTTTGAAGCGAGTGACGAAACAGACCTTGCCGGCGAGGCCGCATGTGCCGGAGGCGCTTGCTCGATCGGATAAACAGCATGGCCGGATCTACTAAAATACAGGACAGGACGATCCCGGCAAAAAATAAGGTCTATTCAGACTACCGCAGTAGATCAAGACGGCGTGGCATTCCTTTCTCGCTCACATTCGAGCAGTTTACAGCTCTTGCGGAACAAGAGTGCCATTACTGCCCTGACAGCCACACAAATACGGCAACAACCACAGCAGGTGCTTGCTGGCGTTACAATGGTTTGGACAGAAAGGACAACGACAAAGGCTATGAACCCGGAAACGTCGTTCCTTGTTGTTGGCCTTGCAACCTCCTGAAAGGTGAAATGCCGTACGATCAGTTTATGCGGCAAATTTCACGTATACACAAAAAACAAGAGCAGTTTCACCGGCATTACACGGTGGTGTTCTGCCTGTACTGACAAATAGGAGCCCAATGACCTGTAGCAATTGCAATAAATTTTCCAGCGATCAAGACGGCCTTAAAGGTATTAAGAATAATGCGCCGGTTTTTTTTATTTGTGGCGACTGTCTTGAAAACACGCGCGTTGCAAAGATCGCAGTTCGGGCGGACGACGGGGGGCGTATGCACTACGAACAATTTATGACTGTTGAAGCCAGGACTACATTGTCAAAGCGATGAGCCGTATAGAGCGAGCGATCGGACTTTCACCTGTGTTGAAGAGGCTGGCGTTCCACTACCTTAGAAAGGGAGTGGGACGTCATCCTATTTTTGGGCACCCGATCTACGATTCTGTAGTCGTCAAAGACCTTTATGACTGGAATTCGCCAAATGACGAATTACCGCCACAAGGCGGACTTGTTGTTGAATTTCATCAAAAAGGTAAAAAGATCAGATTTGTCGAGTTTTCCATCGTACAAACAGGGGGTGGCGGAGAATCGATACTACGGGAAGTCCTTTAGACGGGCATCTTTGGTATAAGGGAATGTTCACCAAAAGGAGAACGACCATGTACCAAAGCATTACGGGCCTTCTTTTCGCGGGCGTCTTGGCTGCGGGGTGCACGTCCGACAACCCGCTGACGAGCCCCGCCGATGACCCCAGCATCCGGGCCGCGCAGGAGCAGACTCTCGACGCCGCCCGCGCCTACACGGACGGGCAGGTGGCGCAGCTCAAGCTGTACTTCCGCGGCGTCCCAGGCCCCGTTGGTCCCCAGGGACCGTCGGGCCCCGTCCTGCATCTCGTCGACAAGGCCACGGGTGAAGACCTGGGGGCGCTCAAGCAGGACGACATCGCTGACTCGGCGGCCTATGGTGGGGAAGTCGCCTGGACGCGTCCCCTCAACGTCCTGTTCTACGACGCGCCGGGCTGCCCGGCGGATCACGCGTTCGTGAATAACGGAGATGCGGTGGCGCTGGCCATCGGCGCGGTCGGGAGGATCACGCCCGGTGGCGATGTCTATCGACCGAGGGGTGAGCCGGTGGCAGTCGCGCCTCTGTCTACCTACAACAGCGGGAAGTGCGACATCGTGGGGAACCCGCAGGCGTTCGCGACGGACATGGTACCTATGGCCGCATCCGGATTCCGGGCCGTCGCCCGCAAGGCCGGCGACCTCCAACGCGTCTTCAAGTAGGCGGATACTTCGCCTGCGAAAAGACCCCGCCGTGGCGGGGTCTTTTTTAATTGGGGGACTTATTTATTTTTTTAGCTTACTGACGGGCAAACACCGCGAAGGAATACGACCAATCCCGCGATGCCGCGTCAAACAAGGCGTTGCCGCTAGCGGTAAGACTCAATAGCGTTGTAATGGAGAAATTAGTCGTCGTCGTGGTGACCGTCGCCGGTAGGAGGGCAACTGGTAGCCGACTTGCAGCGTCGTTACCCGACCATGTCAAAATGGTGATAATCACAGAGTAGTTGGCGGTCGACATCGGAGCCGCATCAGGAAACGTGATGACAAGTCCGTTAGACGTGACGCTCTTTACGTTGAACCCGTCTGAGAGAACCGGGACACCGGCAGTTACCGTGACGCGACCCCATGACTTAGGCGTATTAACTTTAGTTAGGGTGTTAACTCTAGCGGTGGTCGCGGAAGCATTTCCGTTTTTGATAGCTAGGTCAGACGAGATGTCTAGCTCACCTAGAATCATAACGTTGCCGCTGAACTGCTGATCGACGGCGAAGATATTATTGTTCGCCAGACTTGCCTTCTTGTTGTCGAGGTCGACTAGTTGCCCTTGAACGGTAGTCGAAGTGCGCTCACCGCCGGTTGTTGCACCGACCTTGATTCCGCCTCCGCTACCCCCCAACGCTGTGACCAATGCTTCGAACTTTCCTTTCACGCTGGGGGTCGACGGCGTCAAAACCAGCGCGTCCGCGAAAGTGGCAGTCGTTGCTGCGGCGCCGACACGCGTCTCACCAGTAGTAGCACCAACATCGCCCACAAGTTTCTCAAACTTCGACTTCACGTGAGCGGAAGCTGGCGTCAACGTACCGCCATCGGCGTAAGTAGCCGTACTTGCAGCGGCACCAACGCGCGCCTCACCTGAGGTACCGGCTAGACTCGTAACAATGTTGTCAACCTTATCCTTCAGGCCTGAACCGGCCGAAGAAGCTGAACTGTCCGCCCAATTTGGGCCCGCCGTTGCGCCGATTTTTGCAGCCCCCGCCGTACCCGCCAAATCCGTTACAATCTTGTCGAGTTGCGCCTCGACAGTTGTCGCCGGGTTAGTGGTGCCATCTGCCCAAGCGGCGCCACCCGCGTAAGTGATTGAAACGGCCGGAACGTTTCCGTCAAACGGAACGCTGGACGCACCGTCATTCAAAACCTTACCGCCGATAAAGATTAGACGACTGTTTACGCGCTTGCAAATAGGTACCGCGTTAGCAAGTCTCTCTGGGTACTCTCGAGAATTAAAGAGAGCGCCTGTCGGAACAATGGCCTTGTTGGTGTAAGCGCCTGGCGGTGTTCCGTATTCAATCAGGGATTCACGCCGACCGCCTCCCGCGCCATCAATTAGGGCATCGTACCAAATGCAAAGAGTATCACCTTCAGTTAGGTTATTGGTCGGAGCGCCCGCGCGCTCATTCAGGGCAAACCACGCGGAGACTGCCGCCGCATTAATAATGTGCGCTTCGGCGTCCCAGTTTCCAGCTAGAAATTCTCTAGAAGAGAACAGGCCGATATTTGCATCGGACAAATCCCCCATAACAATTCCGCCAGTGGCGGACATGGTTACGATGCCTGTTCCGTCTAGCGCATCGTTAATATCTTGCCAAGTCGACGTCCCAATTTGAACAGTTAAAACGATATCGAAGTCCCCGCTTACGACAGCAGATGTTCCTGTGCCCGCGACAATTTGAAGGGAGATGCGGTCTCCCCCTTGGTAGTTGTGCCGCTTGCTGGTCAACGTTAAGCCGTCACTCGGAGCCCCCGTGCTAGGGATAAAAAGGGTGCCGAGGGTTGACTGTACCGGGGGATTCCCCGCTGATGGAGAAGGATTTCCTGGAGTTAAGAACGGGAGCACGAACAAATAAGCGCTCCCGCCTCCGATCGTGAAAACGCCTGTTGAAGCATTCCAAGATACGAGACCGGGCCCACACACAACCATCTCACGGTCGGCATCCACGACATACTTCAGGCCATCCGCTGCCGCTCTAATAACTTCAGTGCGACGACGGAGGTTTTCCTCTTGACGATTAAGTGGTTGCGTTGCGTCGTCGGCACGTAGCGCTTCACCATTGCTGAATGGTTGAATCGCATCATTGTTATCGTAACCAGTGTCGCCACCCTGTTGGTAGTCAACGTAAGGCTTGGTCTGTCCGACCTGTGGAATCGCCATTTGATGTCCTTAAGCGGTGAACGCGATTCGCCAGGTGTATTCCAGCACGATCGCGTTTGTCTTGGTGATAGGAGGATGTGTTTGACGTGCAAATAGCCGAGGAGCGTTTACGGTGGAACCGGGAGAGTCTAGAGTACCAACACCATCGCCTTTAGTAAACAAACCGGCTTCAGCCAATGCACTGGGGGCGCCGTTTCCGTCTCCGGCTTGGAGCGTAACGACGAACACCATCTCGCCCGGCATGACGATGCCTTTTCCGGCGTCACCAATAACCGCACCTACCCACGGTGCACCGAGATTCTGATCACTTCTGACAGCGGCTGCCGTAGACGTGCCCATACGCATCGTATAAATTTGATCATTGCTGACATCCGCAACGGGAACATGAGTTCCGTAATCCCCAGACCGCTGCATGAGCAACGAGCAAATTACATCTGCGGCCAGAAACGTAATCTTATTCCGAATCTCGATTCGGCGAAGCTCCTCCAAAGAATCTGCGGAAAACACGCGGATACTAATATCGCCACGCATGGCAATCTTGTCGTTAATGGGGAGGGCGCGCTTATTGGACGTGATCAGCATGGAAGAAGGGTACCTCTAGCTTACCTTGATGGTCAAGGAACGCTCAACGCCGGAAAGATCGTCCGCAGCCTCAGGTCCCGGGCCGCCGTAATCAGCTCGAACCAAGGCAGCGTCAATTTCGCCAGCTTGTGCCGGACGATCTCCGTCGGCGGCGGATAGGGCGGCAAAAGAAAAATTACGGATGCTGACCAAAACAGCGGTGATTGTAACAGTATTTGAGTCCCATGCCGTCAACCGAGTAACAGTATTTGCGGCGTAATCCACGGAATAGTCTGCGCCTTCGACGAGAGCATTGCCGCCCACACTACCGTCTAGATACGCTCGAACGATCCGGCGACGTTCAGGGGCTACTACGGCAGTGATGGTGAATGGTAGTCCAATGGCCGTGAAATTGACGACGGTACCTGTTTCGACTACGTAACGAGAGAAATCACCTGCCAACCAGCCGTTCACACCAGCAACATAATATGAATCCTGCCACAGAACATCGTTCTCCTGGATCGTCAGGGCAGGGGAAAGAAACAACCCCAGCTGGCTGGGAGTTGGGGTCGCGAGCGGCGCGTCTACCGGATCGGTATAGATTTCCGGCAGTGACGGGTCGACACCGGCGGCCTGGGACTGAAACCATTCGTCGCTACCATCGTGAAAAGTACCTTGGTCGTCAAAGGCTGTTGCGGGTTGAACATACGCATACGTATGAGCGGGCCGTGCATCGATAATCAAACGCCTCAACTCGTCGGCGTCTTTCACGAACGCGCCGGGAAGCGAGAAGACAGCGGTGTCAAATTTCACATAGAAGATGTGTCGCTTAAGAAAGCGGTCCATGATCGTGAAACCAACCCTGTGGCGGTATACCGTATGCCCCGGGGGCGGTTGAAACCCTTCATCGTCGGCTCCTGCGTACAAGCCGGGGTCTCCCGCTTTGGGGTCATCTTCCGCGCCGGCAACATTCGCAACCATCGCGCTAGCAGCAATGCGTCGGCTAGGCTCTGGGATGGGCGACCCATTCAAACCGGGTGAAAACAATTCTGGCGGGAGAAGAATGTTGTGCCACCAATTCGGATCTTGGATGTAATCCGTGACTGTCACGGCGGTGGTTAGGGTATCAAAGGCACCTAACACCATTACTCCAAAGTTAGCTGGGTTTTGTACATCACTGCGCAGCGGCACTGTTGTTGGATAATCGTACGTCGCAGCGCGCCCGGCGCGCGACGTAATAACACGGTTAGTTGTTGGATGATCCGCGGTAGGGGCTTCGAATCCCTTAAGAATTTCGCCGTCATCCCGCACTACGGGGAGGCCAAGCACCACGTTCATGGCGCTCTCGATGCGCTCTAGAACCGGGCCTAGGATGTACAGCTGGAAAATTCCACGCAAGAACGCGCGATACCCCTCACTGGAGGGAGAAGACGATCCAATCATCGCCCCAAAATTATTTGAAAGAAGGAGCTTATCTACCAGCACGTCGGGTGCCCACATAGTCATTTCTGCCGCTAGGGCAGCCACGTCAGGGCGAATAACGCCGTTATTAGATTTACGTGGGTCTGGCCCAATCAGGGGCCATACAGGCTGGAGCCACTGGTAGTCGATTTTGTTGATCGACGTGACGGTCCACGCCGTCAACTTCATTAGAGTACCTGCTTCATAATCAATCGTATAGTCGGTACCTTCAACGACGTCCGCCCCGTCAGATTGGCGCTTAGCGTAAACCAGGACACTTCCATTTACTACGCGTCCGTGCACAAGGGTCGCTGTCGACCCTACGAAAACCATTTGCTCGAGCGTGATCTGGTAACTTGCGGGCCGCCGTAGAATTACGTACTTAACTCCGGTGGCAGGCGGCGGAAGTGGTGTATCTGCCGAGACATAAAGCCCTTCTTTGCGAACCAATACAATTACGTGATCGCTGATTTTGCTGTGTTGTCCCGCTGTACTGACATAGACAAGACGAATGACGTCGCCCTTTTTTACAGGGGTAACGCCAACCCACGTGGGTACAAGAGAGTCAGTGAAACGGCCCCCAACTGATACTTGAGCTACCCGACGGGCATACCCATCTAGCGGGGTCCCTGTCCCATTCGGGTTTGTAGGATCTGTACGAAACGCGATGTTTCCATTGGAAACGTCAAAATCATTGCTCAATTGCAGGGAGGCGGTTGGCTCGAAAACCTTGTTGTTCAACAATGTTAGCGCCACAACGCCTTTTGGCAGCACCGCCACCCAGCGGTCATCTGCCGGAGATGCTCCTGCAACGAATTTGACCTGATCTTCCCGCAGGGGAAACAATTTCCAGTATTGTCGAATATTAACGGGACAATCAGCGAGAGACAATGACAAGACATTGGCCAACATGTCTACGTACGCTTGTCCCATGAGAAAGGCCGCACCCTGATACATGGCCGAAAGCTGGTCTGCGTCAGAGAAGAAACGCTGCCAAAAATCGGATAGCCCGATCAGTAGATTGCTCTCGTAGCTGATGGCGCTCATAGAATGGACAAATTGATGTCTTCGAGCTTAGCGACGTACCTAATGGTTCTATTGGATACACCGAGCGCCGCCAAATTGAGCGTAGGTCCGCTGATTTGGGTCATTTGATCCGGGCTTAGAGCGTCTGAATTATTGCTGTTGTCGTAGACCAGTACGTCTCCGGTGGGCGCGGACAGCACGGTATTCACTTGCATAGTAGGGAAAACAAAACTGTCAATTTCTGGATACGAACTGCGCAAGAAAGTTAGAATCCCACTGATAGTTGCGGGGCTGTCCACTGTATCGAAACCGTTAACGTAGTCTACAAGACTCTGCGCAATTACAACAGGGTCCGTGAATGTTGATGCGTTTCGTACGAGGCGGTAAGTGACGGAAAACCTAACCCGCATGGGGTAGTGACCTTTGACCAATTGGCTTGCCGCAACAGTGCGTTCTTTTGTATCTCTTACAAATGAGTCAATAGCTTGGAACGTGGCTAGGCCTAGATAACGCACGCGAAGAGTTCGGCCGTCCCACGCCTTGGGCTCTGTACTGTTGACCAGTACTTCTGCCCATTGCAACGCTGTCTGCGCTTGATCGGGATTATTTACAATCAACTGATATTGAAGTGGGTCCCCGACTGGTGCAGAAGGAGGTGCGTTAATGCGGTTTGGGAAATGGACCAAACCATCCCCTGGGTCAACATACGCCGAGTCCGTGAGGGGGCTCGGGTCTGTAATGGCTACGTCAAGGATGTCCATCAGCGGCTCCCCGGGCAGGGTAGTCCGTCCTTCCCGCTGAACAGTCCTTGACGCGCGCCCCTTGATGATCGGCTGGCCGCCAGGCAGGGCTAGCACGTCGTTGAAACTCGGGCCGATCCGTCCAAGGGTCCAGGACAGGTACGTTGGAGTGGTTTCATCGGTTGCGTAGGGAAAGGGGAATCTCTCGCTTACGAACAATGAGAAACCGTCAGAAGAGACAGACCTCACGGAGAATTCCAGGGGAATTGCCGGGAATCCCGATACAATTCTGAGAATATCACCGGGTTGAACAGTGCTCATAGAAACGCGGTTCCTGGACAACAATGGAACGAAAGGCGTTACGGCCAGACGCGTAACAGTTGCAGTTGAATCCATGATCTTGACGGATGCGTTTGCCGTTGTTTCGAACGCACCGGGAATTGCTTCGGCCACAAACGCTACGCCAAGAGCACCAAGGCCTGTTACAGTGTAAACGCCATTTCTAGAAGACGAGGCAGCGTCAGCGCTGATCGTGAGCAAGTCACCAGCTACCACACCAAGCGCGTTAAGATTTTGCCCTGTAAGGACAATTTGACGAGTCTCGTCGTAAAAAACACTCGAGATCCCATCAGGGCGTAAAAAAGGACCGCCGACTACACCACTAGTTGTCTTTTCTACAGTGTCTAGCAATACAAAAATATCGACGGCGCCGCCGACGTGAATCGCAAGATGACTTGCGATGTCAATACGATCACGGACCATCTCTGGGTCACCGTATCTTATTACGAGCACCTGTTTAATCGAGTCACTGAAATTGTCACCCAATACGGCTTGAATAGATCGGCTGTTGATTAGGTTGCGCACGGATACGGCTGTTGGCGCGCGTGCCAGAACCTGTTGTGTAGTCTCCGGCGGATTTCCCCCGCTGAACTTAGATTGAGCCTCGACTCTTGTCACGTAGGGACTAAACGGATCGAAACCGGAGAATAGCCCGGGGTCAATGTTGCCCGCGTTACCGACGGTTGTGCAGATAAGAGGGATCCTGAAAAGCCAGTCGGTGACTAGGCCAGTCGCGTCAATGACTGGTAACAAATCTACGGCGGGGATGAAATACGTGTCAGTGGCGTCGACGTTAAAGGTTGTTCCGGTGTTATAAACGAAACGTTGTGTCGGTTGGATAAAAATATCTACTTGCTGCGATGCATGCCCAATAGCGACGCCACGTGCCTTGGTTCCACTGTTTGGTGTAATGAAAAAATTCGATAACAGAGCAGTTACGGCGTCGAGGAGGCTTGCGGGCTCTGCGTCCACGAACGTTCCTTCGATCGTGTTCAAAGACTGCCGCGCACGGATGAGATCGTTTTCGTGCGTAAGGTATGCAAAGATGGCCGCGAGCGCGCCGATAGTTAGGTCGCGAAGCGCCGTCCCTTTGCTGAAGTCCCCAAGGGGAATCTGATCCGCTAAGAATTGTTCAAGGAACGCCGCTGCGTCCGTAGCGTCTTGCGGATTAATCTGGATAGTCGTTGCCATGATGTATGAGAAGGATACAGGCTTTAGTTCGCAGTGTCCTGGAACTCTAGCAAAACCGAATCCCGCGACGGAGGTGCTTTCCGCGCCTTCTTAAATCCGTCGACAATGGTCTCCCATCCCTTCTCTGAAAGGAAATCAGAGATTTCTGTCATGTTTTTATGCTCATCGCATAGCTGCAGATCTAGCGCGGCGCTGGCGCCTTTCCACGCGTCTCCAGGCGGAACAGGGCGAAGAACGAGGATGGGGGTCCACCTACCATGTTCTGCACAACCGGTGATTACACATTGAGTCATGTCGGCACCTTGAGGACAGGGAGGAGAAATTTAGCGGCTTGCCCGGCTACGTTTTGGATCAAAATCTGCGCCGCGAAACCCGGGGCGCTATCGAGCGTAACATAACCTGTAATTGTCGCCGCGGAAAGCCGCTCATCGTTGGGCGTCCCGACACCCTGCTGAAACGACCGGATGTCTTTGACAGTCTTCTCCACGCACAGCGTTAAAACGTCTTGCGCGTCCACAGGTGATACATTTGACCCCAGCAAAGAGGTCAATACAGTTCCATCGTTTGGGTCGATGGGGTTAGAGCCCAGTGGCGTCAGCATGTGCTTCGTAAAAAGATTAACAAGCTTCTGTAAGCCACGAACGCCCAACGTTCTCTTCTGACCGAAGCCCATGAAACGGTTTGTACCGTCTTCCAACTCTTGCTGCGTTACGATTTGAAAATGCATATCGAATGGCATGTCAAACAGCCTTCCCGTCGTTCCACAGCCCTGTAGTGAAATCGAACGTCATGGGTGATGAGATGGCCGCGGGGGCTTGTTGAAACGCAGCCACAACACGCATTAGACTTGCTGCCTTAACAGCCGCAGCACTCGCCTGCGTTTGTGAGTGGCTGCCCCATAATTGCTTAATGTCAGACGGCTGTAAATTTTCAACGCCATGCGCCCGTGAGAACCCTTGTAAATAAGAGATACCTTGCCCCGCCGCTAACGCAACCCCAGCGGGAACCTTCGTTCCTATAGATGTAGACAATAGCGATGAGACTGGATCGACAGTGGCAGATGGGTTCTGCCTGCCGGGCACATAGAACGCGACAAACTGTTGCGGCAGTACGATCTGGCCCCCGGCTCTTACTTGAAAGTGTAGGTGCGCACCACTTGTAATGCCGGAATTACCGCCTGTGCGGCCAACGTATCCGATCAAATCACCTTCGTTAACGCGACTCCCGATTTTAAGGGAAGCGGGCACCTTCGACAGGTGCATGAATTCACTCTTGTAGCCAAAAAAATCGCCGTTATGCGTAAGCTGTACATAAAGACCCCCGTGCCCCAGTTCCGCCAAATTTACGATGGAACCATGAGCGTCTTTTACATTACCTCCGGAATCAGCTTCTGGAGCTTCCATCGAGATACGGGATTTATTTCGGCGCTGGCACCCGATGAATGTAACGATTCCGTCCGCGGTTGCGAAAACGTCTTCACCGACGTCCGCCTTAAAATCCAATCCCATGTGTCTACGGTTTGAATCGACATTGTTTCCGTAGCCGACAGAACGCGCTTCCCCCGGGAGGCTCGTTACAAGTCGATTTCCCCGTCCATCTGTATAAGGCCCTGATTTCTTCAGGGGAGCCCCCATTTGACGCTTAAGAGGGGTAGGTGCTACCGGATTCGAGCGGGTACCATCACTGTTGATGGCGGCAGGATCTGCCGCGTTGACGTCCGCCAGTGCTTTGTTGTTGTAGTAGCTCCAAAGACGCGTAGCGGCTGAAGAAACCTCGGTTACAGGGTTCGCTGCAGCTGCGCCTGGAAGAGAATCAGATGATGTTTGTACAGGGTTCGTGGACATTCATTCACGACGTCTTACCGAGTTTCAAGGTAATCGTATAAGAGCCGTCCGCGCAGGAAGTTCCGTCTTCGTGCCGCTCAACGCCCTTTGATTGGGTAATGTGGATCGGCTGGTCGTTCCGGAGCGCCTCTTCAAAACGATGTACCAAACTGACCAGCATCACGCGCATCAGGTCCTTATCGTCCTCGGATAACTTTTCTCCATGAGACATTATGAATGACCTTTCATGATGTCTTCAATTCTATTAATCAAGAGGCGCTTCTGGTAAGAATACTGCCCTTGCGTTAGGTTGAGACGCGTCATGATGTCTTGATTAGACAACTCATGCGCCCCTGCAAATCCCGTCAGATGCTCAAAGATCTGCTTCTGCACAGGAGGAAGATCGTGGTGAATAAAGTGCACCATGTTGTCTGATTCTTCGTGTTGAAATGGCAGACCAGAAACACCGCCTCCGCCACCGTCTTCATCGCGTGCGCCGCCCGTCTCGAGGAGTTCTTGGTGTCGAATATCTTTTTGAAACTGCTCAAGGCGTTTCGTAGACCAAGCTAATTCGTCGGCCAGCTCATCTGACGTGGGCTGACGTCCCAACGTATCTGATAAATGTGCGTTGGCGACGTTATAGGTGTGGAACTGAAGCATCTTGTTCTCAGGCAATCTAGCCAAGTTTTGATGCGCGTAAGACAAACGACTGATCTTCTTTACCCAATCTGTAACATATGACCCTAGCGCAGCCCCCGCAGTGGGGCTGTAACGTTCAAACGCGGTAAGTGCGTATTTTTTAGCCTCCGCCTCAAGAACTGGACGCGCGAGAGTCCCGGCCCATTTGTTAACCTCTTTCTGAATTACAGGGTTGAATTGCTGGTAAAGCGCACTGAGGTCTGCGTCGGAACGACTTTGTTTCCAACGTTCCCAGAGTGCAATATCCTTCTCTTTACGTGTTGGCCCAATGAAAGATGGTTGTTCAGATAAATCCGGAATGGCGTGGGGCATTAAAGATGGCAAGGCAGCGACCTCTGGTGCTAGATCACCAAGGGGCCCCATGCTTTCCACCGGAATACTGTTTGGTGGTGAATTTTTACGACGAGAGTCAGCCGCCGACGGCAGGGATAGAGGTCTTGCCTGTGCGATCTTGCTAAGGCGGCGAAGGGCTTGCGAGAGTTCCATTTTTTAACCTCGTGGGACCTTCGAAATATACACGTTATTTCGATAGGCGAGCAGTGCTTCGTCCCAATTCTTCCTGGTTTGCGCAAAGCCTGCGGGTAAACCTACCGGCGCTGCTACGCCTCCGTTACCACCCGCTTGGCTTAGAACGGGAGGCAAACCATCAACACCCGACGGTTCCTTCTCGTCAGTCAGGGGGACCATGGTGCGGATTCGTTCGTAGTATAGCGCGCCAACGCTCTGCGTGGTCCCAAAAGCGGGGACGGCGCCTTCACCGGTTGACTGATAGAAAACAAGATAATCGTCGAGAGAGCAGATAGGGCGCCAATTGAACTTCATTGCAGCGTCATAATACGTAAACATGTCTTCAAACGCCGGAAGTGGCGCTAGTTCTCTTGCGGGATCAATGTTGTGCACTACGGCCTTGGCCGGCACCTTTGATGCGTCTAATTGCTGTTTAAGGACTGCTTGATCGGTTTTGTAGGCCGCGAGACGAGTATTATTGGCGTCCATTTGAGCCTGTTGAAGTGCAACTTGTGCTCGTAAATCGATCAACTTAGCGTCGTCCCAGGCGGTGCGCCCTGTGGTCGGGATTGCAGCAATCTGCGTGTTTAGAGATGACACTTCAGCCATTGGCACCGTATTGGCGTCTTGCAAGGCTGCGATATCAACCGTGTACTTGTTGTACGACGCCAAGGCAGTGTTGTACGTATCGACCTGGGTATCATTGACGCCATCAACAACGATTGGCTCCACGTAGTCAGTTTTAGTCATGTACCCGACAGCAAGACGCCAGTCGAAGCCCGCCACTTTATCCGCAAGCTCTTCTGAGCGGCCGTAGAGCAAGGCCCTGTAAAAATCGTCAGCGGACTTGAAGTGTTGAATAACGTCCCTTACCGCTTTAATCGGCTCCCGCGGAGCCGCTGCAGAGCTAAGCTGCCCTTTGTCGAAAAGCTGCGCCATGAGCGCCAACATTTCTTGCGCGGTTCGTGCGTAAGAATACGTAACGTTGGTACGAATGCCTCGGCTTGAGAGGTCATGGCGGACATTCATAACGTAACAGAACAAATCCATCCTACTGGCGCGGTTATCAAAAATAACCGCAGGGAAACCTGGGAGAATGAAGGGGTTGAATTTTAGAACAACGGCGCCAGCCCTTCGCGAGTAACGCTCCCTGTAAAACTCATATTCCGCGTATAGCTGATATACCGACGGCGTCGGGGAGTCTACCCCCTGAAGTGGATTTGTTGAGCCGGGAGACGCGTCGGTGCCTGTGGTATCATTCGCTGCGGGCTTCCCCGATTGTTCAATTTGCTTTAAAATGAAGAACCAATTAGGCAGGGGCCGTCGGTCAAGAACAGGTCCTTTGAAAAATTCCTCAGGCCACAGTAGGAAATTCTTTCCATTGTTCTTGGCGCCAGTGAGTCGAGCTTTGTTAAGAATGTCCGCTTCTGGCGGATAGGCGGTGGCAAGCGCATTCATTACAGCGTCCGCCAATACGCCGTTAGGCTTCAACAGCCGATTAACTACTTCGTCGTTGAAATACAGTCTCGTTGGTTGCGTTGCGTAATTCTCATCGTAATTCCACATCTCAATCTGAGATGGGAACATGACATTACATGCAGGAGCAACCCCAAACAAGAATTGAGGTTTCGCAAAGTAATTCAACAAACGATTTGGCTTGAGAGGGTCTGGGGGCGCAGCAGACGCGACAGATCCTGACAAGTCTGAATTACTTTGTCCGTCTGCGGGATTGGCACCGGGGACGACAGTTCGAGACTTAAACGATGTTGGAAGCACCGCCCCCGTTTTCAAGTCAACCGTGACTAGCGGAGCGGTGGGGATCATTGCGATCTCCATAAACATCGTTTGATAGACAAGCTGCAGCATCTCCCAGATAGAGCCCGAATTCTGGATCTGCCGAATGAGGCTTTGAGTGAGTACGTCGAGCGCGGCTGTCTGCTGCATTGCCTCTAGGGCAGGGAAGATCGTATTGGCGCCAGTGCCTTCATCGAATACTGGGGTTGCAACGAACCTGTTTACAAAATTAGTGAGCCGCGCCCATCTCGTAAAGAAATTCGCAGCCGGAACCGAACGCTGTTCGTCGGGTACGGTAGGACTCGCCCCGCACATGTTCTTGACGAGGTTAAACATGAACTCAAACGGGTGGGTGATTTGATCAGTCCCCGTGAGACCCTGCTTAAACAACGAGAAGGGCCACACTAGTTCACTGTGAACTGGCGCAAGATCAGTGACGCCTTGCGTGATATCAACGCCGTGCGCCGCCATATCGTCCGTATTCATGAGAAAATGAACGAACAGCTGCGTAAAGATTGCAATCTGATTAACGGCGGAAAATGTTACTGAACGGCCAGACGGCGTAACTTGATATCCCCAGCCAACGATCTCCCCTTCAAACAAAAGGCGAAACTTTGCAACGTCTCCGGTTGATTCCCGAAGAAAATCGTCGCAAAACCACACGGAAATCTGGATTCGATCCTCGGCACCGACGCGCTGAAGTACCGGGTCTGGCGCCATTGTAATAGAGGCTTCCGGAATCTGCCAAACGCCGTAAGAGACTGATACGGCCTCTACGGGTACTTCAATGCCGTTCATGTAGACCAGGAAGTGGCCCACATGGTCGCGATTTCCAGAAGAAAAAAGTGGAGTAGATTGGGGCATTTCACGCTGCCAGCGCAGCCACCGCCGTGAGGACGATGGCCGCGGCGGCGGCAACGCGATTAATTGGTTGAACGGCGCCTGTTTGCTCTTTTAAGAGCGTAACATACTCAATAGGCAATGTGGTGATGAGCTGTAGCTCGTCTAGTGCGGGGCTAAGCAAATACTTCTTTGAGTCCAATAGGCCGTCGATCTTCTGGTACGACCTCTTGTCGCAAATCTTTACGCCAAGCACTGCGTTTGATGGGCTATAGAACAGCTTAGGGACGACAACAATTTCGGTGGAAAAGGCCGTCTGAATCAGTGCGCGACAGGCGGTGCCGGGTAGGCCAGCGGTTGTAGTAAGGGCCTGCATCAACGCCAAACGAAGGTCATCTAGGTTTTTGTAGTCAGAAATGGTAGCGGCCAACGCCGTTTCCATCGCAGTCGTGCCAGAGCCGTCCCAGCACGTTCTAGTGTCGGTGCTGCCCTCTTGCCCGACAACAACCGTATACGTCTCAGTAGGAGGGCACGGCTCACAGGGAGGGCACTGCCCCGTACCTGGTGCAGGTACGATCACAGCGCGTCCAGGTGCTTCTCGGCCTTCAAGAACGACTGGAGGCGTGGTTGTACGGGCGATGCCAGCACTCCCACGCCCCTCTGTAATCACGGGAGAGGAGAAAACCTTGGCAGATATCGCAGAGCTTTTTCCAAGAATAGCAGAAGGGACGGTGGGGCCGGCAGTGCTTCCTCCGGCCCCACCTTTACCCTCAGACGGGAGTACTCCGTTTAGGATTTGCCCGTTCGGCATTCATCACACTAGAGGGACGGTTCCGTCCGGCTTCCAAGGGAACATTAGGTCATCGAATACGACGCGAACATCGCTGTTCGCCGTAATCGTAACCAACGCGCCATTACGGTGCTGACGTGTCGCCCAATTTACGAGGCTGCTCCACCCTTTAATAGCGGCGGGGGGTGCGTACACATTCCGTCCGTAAATGAGGGGCAACGGGCGCTCCTTGCCGTTGTGCGGATCAGTGCCGCCACCACGGGGCGCTACCAATGACCTTAGAAGACCTGTAACAGTAAACCCTGCCATCTTGTTGATGCCCAATGTACTGTACAGACTCAAGGGGTCTGCGCTTGGGTTGGCCTTAATCGTGCTGAGCCGGTTGCTAAACGCAGTCGCAACTGCGTCTACAATCGGAGTCGAATACGCGCCCTTGGCAAATTGACCCGCGGTCAACCCAACCTTCTCTGTAGCACTTGCACCGCCGGGAGTCTCGATCTTGAGAATACCGTTCGGGCCCATGAATTGGGTACTAATAACGGTGAAAGAAAGACAACCCTGGGCCGTGACATCAACGGCCAACATTCCATCGGCCGCTACGCGGATTTTCTGGGCCACGGCTGCAATAGTATCTCCCGCCGCCAAAGTCACGGTGATTGTTTCGGTCTGATTTTGCCCGTTTGTCAGCGACAATTGCAAACCATCACCATTCTGCAATGCGCTTACGTTGGGAGCGCCTCCCACCAATGCGGGAAAAGTGCCCTCAGCTTGGCCAAAAGAAACCGCCTCAATCCCAATCAAATCCAAAAAATTCCGCATAAACAACGGAGAGTTAATCAGAGCACAGGCGGGCATCCCACCGAATGACGCACCGGTGAGATTCGCGCGAACCCACCCCATCGGACCGCACTTGACGCTCGGATCTCCGAAGAAATTGTCAATCGTTGTCATCGGAATTACAGAGAACGGCCCAAGATCTCGCTGCGGGTCAATGCCAAACTCGGCCAACATCGCGCCAGAATAAAAACTAGACGAATCCGAAGGAGACTGTGGATTCAACCTAGACCCGTATTTGAAACACATCATGACAGGGTCTTGGTCTTCTGAGGCGTACGTATTAGAGAGAAGTTGCTCGTAATATCCGCCGCCAACCGAGCGGCTGGTACCGGGCTCTACGGCCATAAACCAAAACTGATTGGCGTCAGTTACTGCATGGAAGTAATACGTCCCAGTGCTGGCTGTAAAGAGCGCCTGTGCGTCGGGATTACCACTGCCGTTGGCGCCAGACTTTCCGAAACACATGGCCTCGTCTGTCGCCGTAGGCCGAGTACCGTTTCCGCCTCCGGTAAAGCCCGCGGCGCGGCTGTAATAAATCGACCAACTTCCGTCGTCGGAACCCGAACCACCTTTGTAAAAACAAAACGACCGACTGCCGCTGTCGGTAACGACCGCCCAAGCGTTTGGCCGGTTCATGCTCGAACCGGATGCGACGGCAGCTCCGTCGTTTCGATTAGACGATGTAAGGGTCCACGCCGTATGCGAAGAACCGGATGTAAGACTTGTGATGAGCATGTAAATAGCGTCACCACTGCTCGCGGGGAACTGATTGATCTTGCTGTAGTCAAGCGCCATGTTCGGGTCTCCTGGTTTTCGGCGGAAAGTCTAACAGAACCTTCGCTATCCTGCGAAGTTTCGCACCTGTGGTGCGGGCTGCCCCTCTGAAATGCTTGCGCTAGGTGTACCGTAAACGTTTCCGAGCAAGGGATTTGGTGTTGCTGCCGCAGTTTGTGCACCGCTGACGAGGGGTTCGTCGGCGCCTTCGTCTGGTCCGATAATCGGGTCGCCTGTCAGCTGTGTGGGCACAGTTACACTCGTTCTTACACGGCTATCCTGTGTAGCACCAGGATTCCCCAATGCGACGCCAGCGCTAAAAGATGTGTCAACTTTTACATCGATAAAGGCGGGCTTCTTGATGATCTGGTATTCCTTGACCAACAGTTGCAATGAAAAAGGCACTGCGGTCTCGTTTTCCGCGTTAAGAGCTTGCGACATACTTAGAACACTGCCAGATACAATGACAGAGTCATATCGCAGCCGGAGCAAGGCTCCACGACGCGCACACTGGGTACCACGCAATAGCTCCTGATACGCGACTGCCATCCCGATACGTTGGTCGTCTTGAACCGTATTAAGCAGGTACCCGCTGTAAGTAAATACGGGCGGCGCCTGCCCGAAGAAGAAAGCAACGTAGTTATCGGAAATGACTTCTGAGATCTGAACCTTCTCAGATAGTTGCTCGTTTACCTGTCCAAGAAGGAAATCAATAAAACCGGTGCCACCCTGGTTGCTTGTAGTCTTTCCGGTGAGAACGTTAGCCAACGCCCGAACCGTTGGATCAGGGGGAAGGGAATCTAAGTAAGCCTGTACCGCCGTGTCATTTGCTCCCGACAAAGACAAGAACATCCGTGCCAGCGTTTCCTTGTACTCAGCGTCTCGATTACCGGAATCAAGAGCGTACTTCGGGGTCATCGTGGGATGGAGCCCGAACACGCCTTGCTGGCGCGGAGTAGACCCCCCAGATTGATTCGCTGAATATAGCTTACTATACACTTGGCTCAATGACGGCATTTAAACCCCCTGATCATCCCTGCGGGTTACAGCGAAACCGTCGGATTCGTTAACCAACAGGTACGCCCTTCTGTAGAGCGTTGGAACCGTGAGGTTCGATGCCAAGCCTCGAAGAAAATTTGCAACAATGTTTTCGTTGGCCAGCAGCACAAAATCTACGGCCGATGGGGGCAATACCTGTACTGGAGGTGTCGCCATTATTGATCCTTAGGCATGTTTAGGCCGTCTAGAGTATCAAGCTCAACCGTTTTAGACCAGCGGTTAACTGTCTTCGCGAAAACCGCCACGCTGTCTGCGAAGACCTTCTTAACGGCCTTATCTTCGGCGTCAGAGCCGGCCTTTCCGAATACGCCTACGTCTTTCTGGATAGAGTCAAGTGACGCAATGTCTTCATCAAGCTTGTCCATGCCTTCTTCACCTGCGCCACCGTAAGATGTTTCAGTGCCTGATTTAGGCCCCATACCTACGATAGCGTTTACTGCGGCGTTAAGCGCCTTTTCTCGCCCAGCAGAATCGCCGCCCTTTCTAGCTTTCTTGAAAGCCTCGACCGCCGTACGCAATCCTGCAGGCGCCCCGGTAAGATCGTCCTCATCGGCGAGCTTTTCAACTACATCCCGAAGGCCTTCAGGCGAAATATTGCCTTCCATTCCCTTGAGGCTAGAAAAGCGGTCAGACAGTTTCTTGACGCCCTCAGACGCCGCGATGAGCCCCTTGTTGGCCAGTAACTTGCCTTGCGCGTCTCTAAATCCTTCCGTGAGGTCTCCCTTTGACTTCGAGGCTCCCGCCAACATGTTTTTCGTACGATCATCTGCGTGCTCGAGAATCTTAGCCGCGTCCCGTTCAACATTTGCGAGACTCTTAGGATCTTCTTTGGCCAGTTTCGCTCGAAGCTCATCAAGACGCTTTTCAGCAGACTTATCGCCCTTACGAGACGCTTCAATCAGCGCCGCCATGGCAACCGCCCTAGGGTCACTTTTATCCACAATGCCTTTGACAGCCTCAAATGCCTTTTGGTCTGCAGACCCTTCAAAGTAACCGGCCAAACTGCCCGCAGCGCCGCCAACTACAGCGCCAACACCACCACCAACAGCAAACCCTCCGAGTGCTCCAACCGCGCCAAGAGTAAGAGCCGATTCCAGCCCACCGCCGTGCGCCGGCCTAACACCCAATCCGCCAAAAGACGCATCAAGATTGGCGCGAGACTGTTGCAGATTGAAAGTGCTGCCTACCGCGCCCATGCGCGATGCGACGTCGGTTGTCGTTCCTAAGCGTTCCTTTGTCTTCTTATCCCCGAACATTTGGAGCTGTCGCATAACACCGGTGGCGAGCTGCTGCTCCATGCCGGGAGGCAGGCTTCCACCATTCTCTGCCCTTGCGTGTGCAAGAATCTCTTCCATCGTGATTGCCTGTGAATTGCCGGTAAGGTTGTCCTTGCGACTAGAGTCGGCCATGATCCGGCGAGCAACCTTGCCCACAAGTACAGCGGCCCCGCTGTCCTTCTTTTGAAGGTCACTGTAAAGGGCCCCCATATCTGCTCCTCCGGCACGTGAAATCGCCATTGCAGCACTCGACACACTGGACAGCAGCGCGCGGTTTGCCGCCACATCTCCACCTGCGCCCGTGATCCGTGGCATAATGGCACCCCCTGCCTGGAGGGCAAGATTCCTTTCTACGTTCTCCCCGGAGAGGCGGCCAAAGCCATATTGGCCCCACAAGTAATTTGATGTACTGCCGTCTGCGGTGCGTGGTGACATGGAACTGCGGTTTCTCGGGTCACGCATTGCGGCAAGAGTTCGCCTCTCATCGTCCCCGCCCCGGATCAGCTCGTAATCACTAAATCGAGTCACTCGACCGCCTGCGCCCATAATTGAACGATCTTCAACACGTTGATCGTACCATTCCGTCATATCCCGCACAGGTTGTGTCATCGCGTCTGACGCGTAAGAAAACGCGCTGCTAATGCCTTGCCCTGCTTGTGTAAATACGCCAGGTGTGCGGTAGCGTGCGCGACCAGTTCTCCCGCGTTCAATAACGCCGCGCCTCTGGGCTTCAAGCTGTTGCCGCATCTGGTCGTAAAAGGCAGGATTTGAGAACGTCTCCTCTAGGGTACGGGCGACTTGTTCGTCGCCACCTGTCATCACCTTAAGGGCGCCACCGAACGTTAGCCCCGTCTTGTCACGCATAGCTAACGCTTGGCGCGCGACATTCATTTGCATTTCCATCGGAGACAATTGCCCAGCTACTCGATCGATCAATTCTTGTTTACGGGTTGACAACTGTGAAATAATGTCTTTACCCTCTTCAGCATTGCGCCCATGCAAGCGTCTAGCGGCTTCACCTGCTACATCATTGATGTCTGCCCTCTGCATCTTACGGAACTGATTTACATCAACTCCTAGCCTACCATTCTCGTAGATTAGGGACGACGCCAAGTAAAGGTCGCGATTCTGTGCACCGAGAGACGCATTCATCAACGTCTGAGCGACACCTTGCTTTCCGCCTGCACGAGCAAGCTGCAAGTCATCGAAAGACCCCGCGCCGTAGGCTACGTTAGCAACGCCGCCAGCAGTAACCCCTGCCATATAACCCGTACGTCCCGCCATGCCAATGGACTGGGCGGTCATGGCGCCGGGCATTCCAAACGCGTCGCCTGCTCCTTGAAAACTCACGCCAGCCATCCGTGCGAACATCGACTGATTGGCGACAGCCCCCATCTGCCCCGCAGTCCCCTGGAAACCTAACCGTCGCATGTTTCCAAGTTCCCCCATCGCATTTTTGACGTCGGGGTCACCAGTAATCTGCACCACTGCTTTTACGGCTTTAGCCACGTTCTTCATGGAACGCGCAATTTCGTCGGCGTTTTGGCCAAGATTGATCAGGTTTTGATCTGCGGCTAGCTCTGTGAGCCGCTGCATATCCGCCGCGTTGTAACCAGTCTGTCGTCCGAAATCACTGTCCCGTGCCGTTTCACGGATAGCCGTGGCGGTGCGCAGCGCGTGCGCCCTGGAAACACCCCTGCCTGACATTGTGTTGAAGTTAGCGCCGCCGGTTACACCGGCGCGAACCGAAGCCATCTGAAGACTACCAGCATTCTGTAGATCCTGCACAACCGGGCCGATAGTCATATCGCCCAACGTCCCGCCAATCTTCTCGCCGAGCCAACTACCGGCGAGGCCCCCCGCGAGAGTTCCGAGGGGCCCAAATGCGCTGCCCGCGACACCGCCGAGCCACGCGCCAACGCCTATACCCGTGGCACCACGGACTGCGGCATGGGCGCCCGATAGGATTGCCGCAGATCCTTGATTCTGATAGTGCTGCATTACACTGTATGAACGGTCTGCGGGAGTTTGGAATCTGGGGCCTTGGTAAGACGCCGCAATCGGGTTGAAGATCGACGGCATTGACGACATAAACGGCGGGGCACCGCCTTGAATCTGAGGGCGGTATCCTCCGTACACCGATGGTGTGTTGTAAATGGGTGAAGGAATACTCATCCCGCCTCCACCAAGAGCATTTGCGACATACGGGTTGAATTGTTGTTGATTGATCTGCCCTAAAGTCCGAGCCCAAGTAGCATCGCCTCCGACTCCAAATGAGGGAGGGGCCGAGGGAGGGGGCTGATAGCGCATCTGCTGTGCCATGCCAAGCGTGTACTGCGTCGCGGCCTGGTGCTGCTGTGCCGCTTGCGCGGATACATCGCCGGGGTGGCGAATAGGTGGTGGCGGTGGCGGAGTGTTGAGGCCGACACCCATCGGCATCTGCCCTGTTTGTGGGGGAAGAAGCCCTAACTGCATCTGCATGGTATTAAAACCCTGCAGCATTTCCCTGATGGTTTCACCGCCTGTAGCTGGCATAGGGCAAGTCTACATGTTGGTAAAAGGCTTTGCACATAAAAGGGGGAGGATACTAATGGTAGTCAGCCAGGAAATGGAAGACAGAATCAAAGCAACCGTCGGGCATATCACGACCGGCAAAACGGTGTGCCCCTTCGCTCGGAAATCCACGTTCATCCCGAAGGTGTTCACAGGAGAGGTTGTAGAGCTGGGAGAAGCCCTCCGCACATTTCTTCGAGAAAGGAACAACCTCCCCGCGCTTCTCCTCGTGGCGAGAAGCGCGATGCCGACCCATGCTTCCGCGAAGGAATGGGCATTCGTCGCCTTCTCCGCCTGCTGGCGGATGCTCATGCGCTGGCAAGGGCTGACGGAGGCAGCGATCTGCGCGGAAGAGCCCGTGTTCCGGGCGGGGCTTCTCGATCCAGCGTATCCATTTCGCCCGCTTCTTACGTACGCGGGGAAGCTCATCCATTGCATCGGGATGGGGCCTCAGTACCGTGCGGAACACCCGCGCTACCTGCCGGTGACGGGCCTGGTCCTGACGTGGGGGCCAGACGTCGACGCGGCGCGCGCAACGCCAATGGGTGCGAAAGCGCGAGAGCAGGCGTTCGCCGCGATGGGGCGGTCATACGACGCCGATGAATTGTGGATGCCGGAAGAGTGACGGTCTTTGGGGGCCCAGGCGTGTCCAGCGGCACGTCGTAGCTCATGAACGCCCGGACTACGGTCTGCGGGCAGTCGGAGAAGTGCCGCCCGATGTGAGCGGCGCCTGGGCCCCCTTTTTTGTTCCGATGGAAAGCCCGTACTGCTTCTCGTAGTATTCGCCGAAAGCCTCTAGGCGACGAATTGAACGAAGATCCTGCGCACGCTTGTTAGCGATTCGTTTCTGAGCATCTCGCAACGCCTTAAGCTTAGCACGCAGCCGTTCTTCGTCGTAAGTCTCCTGAAACACCTCTCGAGCGTATTCCCGGATAATGGGCCCAAATACTTTATCGGGATCCAAGTTCATAACAGTGCCAAACATGCGGCCAATGGCCTGCAGATAAGAAAGCTTCTCAGTTCTTTCGCGAAATACCATCTCCCGTTGGACGCGGTCCTCTATGGACCCGGGTGGATGAAGCGGCACACCACGGGAGAAAAGGACCGCCCGCGCGTTACCCGCGGGAGATCCTAAAAATTTTCTACAGCGCCTTCCTGCAAGCAGGCTTGGAGAGTTTTGTCGAACTTATCAAGCTTCTCATAAAGAATACGGACTACCTGGTCCCCCAGGGACTCTACATAGCGTAGACGAACATCAAATAGCTCTTCGATACGTTCCTTGCTGCTCTTCCTGTCGGGGAACTCAAAAGACTGATTTCCCAGGGACGAGATAGATGAAGCAAGACAGTACCGGTAGACAATTTCGTCGTAGTGAGCGGGGTACACCGGACGTAGCGCCTCTAATGCGGACTGCAGGCGCACCGTATCACCGTAGGTGCGTGACCGGAGACGCGCCTTGATGCGGGGGCTGATCTGGAAATCCTGTTCGTAGTACCCCTTCAGGAGCATCGAGTCGACGATCTCTGCAGCCTTTTCCTTAGAAACTCCGGATTCGCGGAGGAGCTTCGTATACCGTTCAAGAGGTGCAAGATCCCTCTCAGCAGCATCAGCTTGCTCTTTTACACGAGTTTCGGCGGCGTCAAGCCGTTTAACGGTTTCTCCTGGACTGTCTTTAGATGCAACAATGTTAGGAGTTTCCGATGGAACATCAAATTCACCGATCTTGGGGCGAGACATTTAAGGCGTTCCTCCAGTTCTTGGTAGAAGCATGTGTACCCGATAAACACTGTACAGTCCAGGAGGGCGTATGAAAATTTGGTTAGACGACGAAAGGCCGGCGCCCGAAGGGTGGACGCACACCAATTGGCCTAATGAGGTTATGTGGTTCATTGAGAACCACGAAGTGGACGTGATCAGCCTCGATCACGATCTCGGCGATGACAAAAGAGGCACCGGATATGACGTGTTGCTATGGCTCGAAGAAGCCGTAGCAGTCCACGGCGTGAGACCTCCCCTTATTTTGGTTCACACAGCCAACCCATCGGCGCGGTTGAAGATGGAAGCGGCTAAGAAGAAGATTGAAGAACTGTGGGAGGTATCTCCTTGTAATGACCAAGGTCCCAATCATGGGATGTTTATTAGATTGACATGACGGGCTATGCCCTGTAGATCTGGAGACCAATGAGCGAAGAAGTACATAGCAACGTTATCCCGGCGTCCCGCTTGAAATCGCGAGTAGCCGAGCTTCTATCGAAGCCATCTTTGGGCCTCGTGGCCGAAGTGCGTCCGTCGCAACTAAAAATGAGCGCTGGCGTGGAAGACGTAATCACTAATGGGGGGCTTTACGCGGTAGAGGCACCGGTCGGAAGTGGTAAGACCTACGCCTATCTTTTGCCGGCGCTGCTGGCCGGTCGACGCGTACTGGTAGTAACCCCAAAGAAATCCCTGCAAGACCAGATCGTTGGCAAGGACCTTCCCGCCCTGCAAAAGGCGATTGGACACACTATTCCAGTAGTTCTACTGAAGGGAAAAGGAAATTATACCTGTCAGCTAGTTGTGGCAAACAAACAACTAACAAACACTGCGCAAGGCGCCGCGGAGTATGCGGAGTTTATTCTCAATAGTCGATACGGTGACCGAGGAGACTGGCAGGGACAGGTACCGATGTGGTGGGGTAAGGCCAGCGCGGAGAATTGCGTAGGGAATTCCTGTCCGTATGCAAAATCATGTGGCTACATGCGTCTTAAACAGGAACTTAGCTCAGCGCAGGTAGTTGTCGGAAATCACCACCTCCTTGGATTTGATCTTGTTTGGGGCGCTGGGAAGATTGTTGGAGGGGAATACGATGTACTAATTGTTGATGAAGCACACAAGCTCGCTGACGGGCTCCGAGCAGCGTTCACGCAGACGCTGACAGATGCAAGTGCGGAAGAGTTGGCCCGCAAACTCCGTGACGAGGTAGACCTCTTTGAGGTTCGGGGGCTGCACAACCTTACGGCGGCTTGGGCGGAGATGTTTGATTCACTGCGCAGCACTCCCGCGTGCACTCCGATGTGTAATCGGTACGGCATGCGCGGTTGTTTCCACTGGAAGCAACCACATGAGCGGGCCGCTCCGGTGTTCTCTGCGCACACGGTGCATGCGGTGATGGGGTCTATTGATGAGATTAAAAGCAGCATAACGGCTTTCCTTAAGACGATTCGCGTGGACAGCAACGGGGCACCAGCAGAGTTGCCGCAAGACATGCAGTACCCGGTGCTACTGCTGGAGCGGGCCGCTACGCAACTGGACGATTGGAAGGCCATGCTCTTGTTTGTACAGGGAGAAATCCCCCCACCTTCCGCGGGAAAAGATGAGGACGGTGAAGACTGCGAGCCGATGAGCGAAGAAGACGCAGCTGCTCGTGCTGCTAGAATAATGGAAAACACGCTGATCCACTGCCAAGTAGCCCTCAACGGAAAGGTTCAACTACAGGCAGTTCCAGTAACTTTGGCGCCGCTTACTGGACAAAAGCTAGGCGCCATCAAGTCGGTTGTACTGGCTAGCGCGACTCTGGCCGTCGACGGGGAGTTTGACAATATTCGTACGCAATTCGGAGTCACGCCGACGAAGACGGACATTCTTCCGGCGGTCTTCGACTACAACAAACAAGCCGTACTTTACGCGCCTAAAGACCTGGTCCCTGTGTCTCGGCCTCCGAAATACAAAGAAGATGACATCGAGGCGATGCGCCCATACAAGGAATACATCAATCAACTTGTAGAGCGCTGTGCGTGGTTGATCAATACTTCAAAGGGCGGAGCGTTTATCCTTTGTACTGCAAAAGAAGATATGAAGTTGCTAGACGCCGGAATTCGGCAACGTTGCCGCTTTCCTATCTTCACTCAGGAAAGAGACGGGGACCCGCAGGCTGTACTTCAAGCGTTTCTTAAAGCGAAGAACGCGGTCCTCATTGGCCTAAAGTCCTTTTGGGAAGGTGTCGACGTCCAGGGTGGAGCCTTGCGCCTCGTCATTATCCCTAAGCTGCCGTTCCCCGCCGCGAAAGATCCTTTGATGGAAGCCCGACGACGTGCAGCAGGGAACGGTAACGCGAGGGAAGGATGGCCATTCGTCGATTACCCCGACATGCTCATGGACCTTCGCCAGGGCAGCGGACGTTTGATCCGATCTTCCAAGGATCGAGGCATGGTAGCGATCCTTGATGGGCGTCTTTGGACAAAAGGCTATGGGCAACGTGTACTTAAAGCGCTACCATATCGGCAAATAACATCTAAAGCAGAAAATGTAACTTGGTACTTAGGGCAAATGGCAAAGGACTACGGATAAAACCATGGTGGACAAGAACGATCCCTACTGGCAGTTCCGTGAAATCTTGAAGTCAGTGCGACAGCTCCGTGGTCTGAAACACGGAGATATCGCTAAAATGATCAAGATCTCACGCCCACAATACACCGCGATTGAAGGAGGAAGGAGCATGATCTCTTTCCAACACATCCACAATCTAGCGGTAGCTCTTGGGGTAAAAATCATCATCGGGGACGATGGCGGTCCTCGAATGGTCAGGAAATACCGTGAACGTGCGACGACCCGGGCGACCTGAGGGTACACGGGTCACTAGCTGTAAATGCGGAAGAAGGGTTGTGGGCCCTTCAGGAGGGATCGTTCTATGTCCAGGCTGCGAGAAAAAAGTGAAAATCCCGAAAGAGGGGGAAGTAAGCCCTCAAAAAAAACGGATATTCCTCTAATTGAGAGGGTCTCGAAACACCTGTTTATCGCTAAACAAAGCGCCGCTGGAAAACCAATTTACGAATTCATTCCGTCCATTGAAGGCTTCACATTCGGCATTGAACTGTCTAATGGCTGTGTTTTTAATGACATGGACTAACAATCCACCTGGAGCTAATCATGGCAATGAACGGCAATGACTTGGGCGACGCGATCACGACGGCAATCAAGACGCTCGCTAAAGCCGAGCAACAAGACGTGGAAGCCGTGATGCGCGTGATCGGCACTGCGCTTGTAACTTACATCCAGCAAAACGCCGCTGTGTCGGGAACCGTTAGCGGAGGATCCATCACAAGTGGACAGGTGACTTAATGCCTTACCAAATCATCGTCGGCGTAGATGAAACGGGTCGCGGCGCGATTGCCGGACCCCTTGTCATCGGCGCTACGGCATTTCCACGGGAAATGAAACCAATTAAAGCGACGTATGTCGGTGTTAAGGGCGAGACACTGGTACGTGTAAACGACTCTAAGAAGGTCACTAGCGCCGCACAACGTGAAGCGCTCGATCGCGCCATTCGAAGTAAAGCACTGGCTTACACCGTAGTGGAGAAGAGCGCGCGGGAAATCGATACGATGACCATGCGCATGGCGTACCCCGAGGCACTCAAACTCGCGGTTTCTCGTGTCTTGGAGCAGCTATTAAATAGCCATTACTACACATTTGGAATGTACGACCAGGTAGGTAATAATCGGTCTGGACTTGCAAAAAGAATAGCCACGACAGACGTCCTCTGGTCCCGCACGCTGGTACTGTTCGACGGAGACATCGAGATTCCAAGAGGGCTTCCGTGCCCCGCGATCGCGCGGCCAAAGGCCGATGAGATGTATTGGCAAGTTAGCGCCGCGTCTATTCTCGCTAAGGTGCACCGCGATAGTCGGATGTTGGAACTTGCACGTAAGCATCCTCACTACGATTTCGACGAGAACAACGGCTATCCAACAAGAGACCACAAGGCCATCATCCGTCGGCTCGGGGAATCTCCCGCACACCGCCGGACCTATGCGCCCGTGCGGGATCTTCGGCCTCCAACCGTAGGCGTCGAGGACTGACCATGTCGTTCAGCCATTACATCAAAGAAGGCCTCGAATCGTACACGTTTGGAACAATCACGGCGTATGGCACACTTCTTTGGGGACGTGTAGACGACTACGGAACTTTTCTTCCCAAATACATAGAGCCGTCTTTTGTAATGGCGCCTGCGTACCAATTTTTTAGGAAAGATAGGCGGACCTAACATGGCCTTTGAGCAAGAGCGAATAATGAAATACGAACAGTTCACGTTTGGTGAGATGGATGAGCACGGGAGACTATACAGAATACTACCGGGGTTCTACAAAATCGCATCAGAGAGGTTCTTTCGTACGGATCTCGAACTGATGGCGTATCAGAGGTCAATCACTAAATTGATCGAATCAAGCACAATGAAGGAAATGTGAGATGGCACAACGCCAAAGAGTTGGTACCCACATGTGCGCACGCTGCCGGCGCGTGTTCAACCCGGGGGACCGTGTAACGACCCTGTATATTGTGGAGAAGGTTGGCAAGGGAAACTCAAACAACCCGATGGAGCTGGGGGCGTGGCTGAGCTCTGATTTTGAGCTGGCGCACTTCGATTGTAACGACGCGAGCCTGAGTCGCGGGACTGTAATCGGGTAAACAGATGGCTGAAAAATTGCTTATGAGTGCGTGGCTAAAAAGTCTTCCCCCGTTGTACGATCGGTCAGAGGCCTGCTCTAATTTCATTTTAGAAATGATGCAGGCGCCGGGCATATTCGCTACAAATGAGGACCTTTTAAAAGCAGGCTATACTTCATACACCTTTGGACATGTGAGTCCTAAAGGATGGCTCTTGTGAAAGGCATCAAAGACCCTTGGCGGACAGAAGTAGAGCCAGCACCGCCGAAGACAATCCCCGTTCGTAGAGACGCAAAAATCAATCTATCAGAGATTGACCTTGATGAAGATCTTAGGGTACCTGGGGTCTACGAATTCGAGTGTGCTTCGGGAACAATTGAGGTAAAAGACGTTCGAGTATCTACTCCAAGTGCTGCCCTTGACCTTTTGGTGTCGTGCTGCTCGGTTTTGTGGTCGAAAGAAAATCCGCTACCAGAAGGCATTGTGATTTGGCAAGGAAATGTCGCTCGAAAGCCTACCGGCGTATTGATTAGCGCGTCGCCAGATTACACCCATAAGTGCGGCATTGATTTCCACGGCATGAAGTACGATGAAGGCATCCTGCGGTTGATTCGGTGGATCAACGCCGCGAAGAGAACGCGGGCAAGTATCTTAAAACAGTTCGGCGTTTCAACGCGCCAGAGGTAACAATGGGCCCTAACGATAAGCCATGTAATATGTGCCGCAACTATGACCCGATCACAACGGGTGCCGGTAAAGAAAGCCGCCGGGGTTGGTGCGCAGCCTTGTCAGTGTACCCGTTCAAAGAGCAACCCGGCCAGATTTTCCCAGCGGGCGTGAAAAGAGCGGTTCAAGGTCAACTCGCCTCACCAGTAATCAAAATCGGAGCCGCTGTGGAGCGCGGATGCCCCAGTTTTTCCCCGAAAAAGTAGAGTGGTACACCTTCGGCCTTATGAGCGATCGCCGTGGCCGAATAACCATAATTCACGAAAGGATGTCATGGCCATCAACTGTGCCGACTGCGGTACACCGCGCGCCTACATCGGCGTATCAACCCCCGCCAGATGGCTCTGTCCCTGTGAGCAGCCGGGAAGAAAGTGCTCTGAATGTGGAGGGCCAGCGGCGATCTGCGAATTTCAACAGTCCGTGAAAAAAGGTGAGCCTAGTTTGCCGCGGGGCACGGGGAATGACGTTGTGTCTTTTTTCTGTGACGCGTGTCCTCCTGCCGGATTTACACTGGAAAGGCCAAAAAAGGCGTCGTCGAAATCAGTCGTGCGTAGGGAGGCAGTTCAAGCGTTAGCTGCCCCCGCGTCAGATCGGCCTGTTAGCCGGTGGCGACTTGCCCCTACGTATGACCCCGAATCAAAGTTGCATGTGGAGTGTTTTCATTGCGGGCATAAACACCTCTTGAAGGACCGCATCCCTACCCCAAACATCAGCAAAAACATGTCTTGGTGCCCAAACGGCGCCTGTGAGTCATTCAACATCAAGGGGTATAACGAGCCTATTGACGCTAACCCAAATTGGAAACCGCCCGCGCCTGTAAAGCCGCAACCTCGTTTCGTAGGGACTAAGGAAAAAAAGAATGGCAAGTGAAATGAACCCGGAAGACTGGCTGGGTCCCGAAGCAAAAAAGACGCCGGGGCAGGCACAAAATCAGGAAAAAGCGCAGGCGCGTTGGGCGGTCCAAGCACAAGAAGACCGCCTAAATGAGGCGGCTGAAATGTCTGAAGAGGTACTGGACTGGATTAACAACCAGTCGGCTGAACAGACCTTGGACGCGGAGCAAAGGATTTTCGCCGTAGCGCTGGCCACTGTGAATTTGCGAAGGGCTTTCCCGAAACGTCTGGGAGGGTTAGTCGCATTTGATCGAGTCGCAGACGTCGCCTGGGAGTATTTTCTGCACCGTGTGACGCCGATCAGTGGCTACACCTCGCGCATGAAAGATGCCCCAGTAACCCTAACTACCGACGCTGAAGACCATCGTACGCGTGCTGCGGCCGGGCTAACTGACGGCATCATTCAATTCCTAAACGACATCGCGCTGGGACGAAGCCTGGACCCCGAACAGCGGGTGTTTGGCATTGCGCTGATGGCAATCAACATGCGGCACCACTTCCCGCCGGAAATGGGTGGCAATGAGTTTTTTGATAACGTGGGAAAACGTGCGGCGGAATACTACAAGGCTAACGGCGGTTCGTAGAGCCTACAAATTGCTGCGGCTAAGGAAAGACGGAACCCTTGGCCCCCTCTTCATAAACCGGCGACAAAGAATCCCGATCGGGGAGTGGCTTGTTGCCGAGGAACACCCCACAGAAGGCTACGCATTTCGCCCGGGCTGGCACGCGACTGAACAGCCTGTCGCACCCCACCTAAGTACGAAGGGTCGCGTCTGGTGCGTTGTAGAGCTTACAGGCGTTAAAGAAGCACCCCGCCCTGCGGCTCAAGGGGGTAAATGGCTTATCGCAAAGCGAATGCGAGTCATCCAACAGGGGGTCTTTCATTGAAAAGCTGAATGAAGGCGTTGCATACCATTTCAAAGGAAACCTGCGAACGGCGCTAGACGCCACTCCATACACGTTCGGGTATTACACCGGCCGCGGTGATGACATCAATCCGAATTTCTTGTACACGTACGTAGAGGCGACGAGATTTCGTACACTTTTCCCGAACAAGGTCTGGCGTGCGACTTGTTTTGGAATTTCCGGTCTCGGTCCTACCTTGTACGACGCAGTAAAGGAGGCTATCGGGCGCTTCGCTTTCAAGTAAAACTTCCACGAAAAAACAGGGGATTTCTCATGTCCGAAGAGATCAAGACCACGCACTCGATTCCCATATTGCGTCTTTTGGGCGAGGCATACAGCTTCGGCGTTGTACTCCCCATGGGGCGTGTCGCTAGGCCCGACGAGCAGGAATGGGAGATGGAAATTGTGGGAAGGAGAGCAACGCGCTGCCACGATAAAAAGGAAAAGTGGATGGCGTGGATCGCAATAGAGGCGCGTGGCTGGCGGTCGCCGAACTACGGGGAGACCTTTGAAGAGGCCGCAAAAACGGCCCTGCGGAATTCCCCGTACCACTGGAAAAAATGGTTATGACCCAAACCCTGCCGCCGAGGCGTCAGATATTGTGGGGTAGTCCGGTAAAGCCACTCATTGGAAGTACCTTAGACGAGGCGGACACGTCGCCTCTGTGGCGCGTACTCGAGTGGGACTGCCACACGTTTGGCCTGATCAACGACGTCGGACAGATCGCGAATGGTGCGGTACTGGAGGCTCTTTTTGACACCTGTACGGTGAAAAAGCACAGCTTTCGAAACCACTGGAACGGTAAAAACGAAATCTGGTGGACCGCAGCGTTTCGCGACCTTCACGTAGAGGGGTGTCAAAGGGGCGACGCCATAGAGGCGTTGCGCAAGTCGATGAAATCGGTTGGAACGGTCACCGGTCGCTCATACTGTCGGTGAATGAACATTTCTGCTTGACAGCAATTCAAGCTGCAAGTAGGTTTGCAGCATAAACGCTCCAGATACGGAGCTAAAGACCTGAAAAAGGAGCAGCAAGAATGCCCGGACTTCGTCCCATGAATGTTGAAAAGCGTGAACAGGCCCTCAAGAGCATTGCCACCCGTGCCGGCAAGCTGAAGATGGCTGCGGACAAGATCCTCGCGGATCTCGGGAAGCCGCATGTCGACAACAAGGCTTCGGCCAAGACGGCGACCTCGGCAGGCAAGAAGATCGTGAAGGGCCTCGAGGCCGCCGCGAGCGCCTTCCCGGTGTAAAGGTGTTTGAGCCGGTCAGCGGCGTCGAATACAAATTCGACAAGGCAAACAGTCAGTCGCTGATCGGCACCTTCGACCTCGAAAAAGCTGCGGCGACTCCTCGCTTGAGGGGAGTCGCCGCAGCTTTTTTCATTCCAAAACCGGGGGGTCTGCGGGATCTAGTCCGAGATCTACTCCATAACCCACACATCCGCAGCATTATTTTTGTTCCGGGCCTGGGTAATGGGGTTGATGAAATTGTAGATTTCTGGACGAGAAAAACCGAACTTCGTGGCCTGTTGCCGGAATACGCAGAGGTCATTAGGGCCAGTGTCGCCTTGTACGATGGTGAATACCATCAAACAGGCGTGCTGCCCCCTTATCTGAAAGGAAGAGTTAAATGGCCGTGACGCACGATGACAAGATTTCTGGGGCAACCGACGAAGGCTATGAACGCTTCTATGCCGCGGCAATAGAGGCGTTCTTGGCAGCGGCGAAGCGCCGTCTAACCCAAGAAATGCAGTCACGAAGTTTCCCTCGACTGCGCGCAGGAATTACGCTCGACTTGAAGTATGTTGGATTGTTCCAGGAAGACGTTATCCAACGAATCGCGGATCGCGCGGGCGTTGAACTGCCAATCGTCCAGCTTCTAGACTCGTGACCAAGTGCAAGTCAACAGTCCTTGGCTATCCACCATGTCGGAATTCCTCTCCTACGTAAATTTCAATCCGTCAGGTTTCGAAATGTTTACGTTTGGGGTCTGGGACCCGGAGTACGGTAGCCATTCTATTGTGGCGTGGTCAAAGGCGCTTAACATGGTGCGAGGGCGATGTAACTGCGGAAAGGTATGGGAAAAAACAATGTTTGAGCTTTGGGCGTATGACGAGGACTCTCTCAACAAAAGCATTAAGTCGTTTTTAACGTCACATGGTTAATTCCCGTGTATGACAATCAACAATACGCATTGATTTTGCACGAGGAAAAGGTGCGCCCTGACGTATACACGTTTGGAATATCTCCCCTCCATCCAAGGGTGGGCATCGCGGCAAACATCGCCTTAGCCGTGACGACCACTGTGCAACGACTGTCCGGAGTGTACGGTGGAAACATTTCAGGTTCGGCGACAAAGCGAGTAATTGTTGGGCGAGTATTTCTACATCAGGTAACCATGGATCAATACCTGGGCGGGCGGGACTCGATCACCGGCCAAGAGGTTTTTGCGATACTCTCACCTGAAGAAGGGATCGTAGTTTCAAACATACATCTCCAGCGGTACGCAATGAGCTGGCTTATTGCGGCGGGATCTGATAAATCCCCGGTATTGGTACTTGAAAACGTAGAATTCGGAGGAGAACTGTGACACGACTCGCGGTAATTGGGCTGCTCGGAAATGCGCGTTCAGGTAAAGACACCGCCGGTACCATAATGGCCGAAGCGCGCAAAGGAGTGACACTTGCTTTTGTCTACAAACTGAAGCAAGTCTGTTCTGAGCTGTTTGACGTTCCATTGAACTACTTCTATGACGAAAGACTCAAGGCCGAAGGTATTCCAGATTTACCGTGCATGACGTGTCCGCGCTGTGGGTCGCTGCAAGTGAACACGGATCCGATGGATAATAAAAAGAAAGACGTTGCACAATGTCGTCTTTGCTTCGCCATCGGTGAGACGCGCGTATTCCAAAAGAATTGGACACCGCGAATGATCCTTCAGCACGTAGGAACGGAAGGGTTCCGAGCTGTAGACCCCAAGATCTGGACGCGCCACACGCTCGCAAAAGCGGCGCAACTACTACAGGGTGATAAGAAGAAGGGCCGCTCAGGCGGAACTATACCTCGTTTCGCAGTGATTACTGACGTGAGGCTTAAAAACGAAGTTGATGCCATTCAAGCAGCAGGCGGTGAAGTATGGCGAATCGTACGTCCCGGCTTTGACGGAACGAGCATTGGCGGCGTCTCCAGGCACTCGACGGAAGTCGAGCAACAAGACATTCCTGACAGCTATGTACAAGCCACCATCGTAAATGACGGTACCATTGACGCATTGAAAGCGAAATTGATGGGGCCGCTTGATCGGTTTTTACGGAGAGATGAATAGCCTGGTATAAAGCGTTATCTACCATTGGTATAAGAAGAAGATACACCCGACCGTCGTCATGCCTGTCCTCGTGGGGAGGTTGGCCACTTGACACCGTTGGGTGTTTCTTTTTTGTGGAGGAGCCAATGGCCCAAATCGAGATCGGGTTGTCCCTGGACTATGTCCCAGATTGGGGGATTTGGGAAGGCGTTCGCGAGTACGTTCAAAACGCTAAGGACGCTGAAGAGTTCGACGATCACCCTATGATGATCGAGTACGTTGAGCGTACGGAAACCCTTCGGATAGTTACGGCGGGCGTGGTACTCCCTAGAAAAGTACTGATGATCGGAAAATCCGGAAAAAGGGATGGAAGAAATCAACGGGGTAAGCACGGGGAAGGTTTCGACACTGGCGCACTTGCCTTGATCCGTGCCGGTTTGCGCGTCACCATCTACAATGGGGACGAAGTATGGACGCCGGCCATCGAACCTTCTGAAAAGTACGGCGGCGAACCTACGCTTACATTCCAAATCGAAGACCTTCGGCCCGCGGTAGAGGACTTGATGGTTGAGATAACGGGGCTCGACCAGGATGTTTGGTTCGCCATGCGGAAACGTTTTCTTTTTCTTACGCCGCCCGCCCCTGAAGACGTCCACCGTTTCGCTCACGGCGCCATATTGCTCCATGATGATTACCGCGCCCTGGTGTTCGCCAAAGGCGTATACGTTGCAAAAGTTCAAGGCCTCGAAATGGGGTATGACCTCTACGACGTCGAGCTTGATCGCGATCGCAGGGTAGTTGATGCCTGGGATCTTCAGTGGAGGTTAGGCCAATTTTGGACGGCAGCAATCCGTGACAATCCGGAACTCCATGCAGGACCGGCGTATCGGATGTTGCGAAACGATGCTCTCGAGATGCGCGGACTCAGGTACCACGCAGACGCTCGGGTCGCGAAAGCTCTTCGCGGAGAATTGGAACGAGAGCACGGGACCAACGCCGTGCCTGTTCTTGACGAAGCAATGGCACAAGACATAGAAGGGCTCGGCGTGCGCCCCATCGTCGTAGGTCCGACCGTACTCGATATCCTTGAAAAGACAGGAGAGACGGCGGCGGTCCTGAAAGAGCGCCTGCGCGCCACGCCAAAAGAGGTCTATCGACTCGAAGACCTCGACGATCGAGAGGTAGAGGCCCTTCACAAATGGGTTTACGCCCTCGTTACCCCAGACGAAGTTGTTGTAGTTGACTTCCACGCGCAAGAGACCGTGGCGCTCGCCCTGCCGGACGGAAAGATCGCTATTTCGCGTATCGCACTGTTCACAGCAGAGCAGGAGCCTGAGCCGGCTAACAAGATCGCCGTAGTACACGCCGTTGCGGTGCAGGAGGCGACCAAGGCGCGGTTAAGAGCCGACATGATTCTGGCAACCTTACTCGTCGCGACCAATGATGCCGGTATCAAACTTCCGTAAACCATCAAAAAACCAAAGTGTAGAAGCCGATAGCTGCCGCGTCTGCGCGAGTGAGTGGGACTTATATTTCGTCGGAGGGGCAGGCGCAATTTGCAAAGAGTGTTTGACTTGTCCGCATGGGTACAGATCGTTCTTGCGCGACAATTACACTTACTGCGCAGACTGCGCTAAACAAGTGTTCACAGAACGGTGGACATTCGGAGAAGAAATATTCGCCCTGGAGGAGTACGTATACTTCGGGCTTTTCTGCGGGGTCTTCGACGACTTAACAGTCTTCAGCTACGAAGAAGCTGACATCTACGAGATAGTACTATCCCGGGCAATCGGCAAATACGGGACAGACCTTACTTGGCAAAGTGAAAAAGATTGGGCCACCGCGCTTCAGCAACTTGGCGCAACTTGCGCGCGAATCGCTGCATCTCCAGGTCTGCCGCTTCATCATCTCTTTCCTGAAAAAATTTCACGAGGGCCATAGGGTTAGTTGTCCAAATGAATGATGTAGCGCATGACTGCAGCAGTAGTCCGGACGCTGCTTCGTAAATGCGCTTCCGGTCTAAGCCCTTAGGCGGCTGACCGTGTGCCGTTTGAAAGCGCCCAATCTCGTTGTAAATAAATGACTTGTAATCTGCGTAATTGAGTTCAGCTTGAACCGCAAATGACGCCAGTTGTTCAGGCTTGTCCAGCACATAAGGAGGAGCTACGTATGCACCGTAATGGTGGGTGAATCGCGTAGACTCTTGACTGGGGGAGCCTTCTTCGGTTCGATCTGATCCGACGTAGTTTCTAATCAATTCATGACTTACTCGACGAGAGATGTTCGCAAAGAAAAACGTCATCTTCGCGTGATACGCCGTAGATCGATGAGGTACTCGACCTTTCCACATTGAGTCGAGATACTCCCGATTAGAGCGTCTTGCGCCCGCGTCGGCAAAGGAATCGTAGCATTTGCGCCCTGCTAGTTCACAAAGCAGCTCGTTGTCAGTAACTACTCGAAGGCCTAGTGAAGGGTTTTCGGTGGAAATTATCTCAAGCCCGTCATGTGGTACGAGGTCGATCGGGGTACTAAACCCGTCGCTGGGAACACAGTTTGGCCTAAACTGTGCAACCCATTCAGCCATCTTCATAACCCCGGAGTGGTTTAGTTTCATCTCCGCCAAGACTTCAACTACGGGCTCTGCTGTGATAATCGCAACATCGGACATAAGACCCTCCTTGTTTATCCGGCAAACCTACACCAACACGCTGAAACGAGTCAAGCCAAAAGGAGGCCATAAATGGCGATCGACGAGGAACTTGACGCGGCCTTGCTCAAGTCTGCCATGGACGGCGAAGAGCAAGACGTGATCGACATTGTCGCCAAAGCGTCTCGAATCACTCGAGCACAAGCTGCCAGGGCTATACAAGCCGTGACAGTTTTCGAATCGATAGGCGCACGATTAAAAGAACGCCACGCGACCACCTACGAACGCCACGCGTATGAGACCAGGGAAGAAGACGACGGGCGGGGCTGGGAACGCTGGCAACGTGTAAGGGCAGACCCGATAGAAAAGGTTTTCGAAGTATTTTCTGACGTGAGCGATGACCTTAAAAAAGAGATGTCTCAGTACATCGCTTACCGGATGAGAGAAAACCTAGTCAGATGGGGAATAAGGACCGGAGCTAAGATCATGTTCAATATAAAAGACCAGGTTCCCGAAGCGAACGCCATGCGGATCTGCGAGGCGTGCGACAGGCGCTTGGCGTGCGTCGCGGAGGACTTGTCTACTCCGGAGAGGTGTCTCGGATACGATAGGTCAGAGGTAATCGGACCGGGAGAGACACATCCACGACAGCACCCGTATTACCTGTTTAAATCCTGGGACTTCTTGGTACCAGTGCGCATGGTTTCTGGTGTTGTTAGTGTCGACCCAAAGGGCCGGTATGGGTCGTGGACATTCCCACTGTCCGCCGTCATGTTTTAAGGAGATCAAATGAGCGAAGTTCCGAACGGAATCCCACAACCGAAAAAGACCTGGTATCCCGCTGATTACGTAAAGGCGGATACGGAGGCCATCAAAGCGAGCGCAGTCGACTGCGACACGTGCCCGGTATCGATGCTCTGCCAGGCCTCTACTGGCTCTTCCGGCTTCGTCTGCACCGAGTGCCATTCTACCTCGGTATTCACCGACGACAACGACCGGCAGCACGCCTACGTCATTGACTGCGAGAAGCACACGTTCCCTATCGACGAACAAAAGAAGATCGTCTGCCAACTGTGCGATGGTCGCACCTTCAAGCACGAGTTCCACTGGGTATTTCCGTGGTCATGGATCCTGCCGACAGTCCATGCAAAGGTTGGCGTCGAAGAGCGGCAGCGCGTAATGCGTGAGGGCTACGAACGCTGGAAGTCGGAGTTGACGGACGAAGCGCAAAAGAAAATGACGGCCAAGCGACGCACGGAAGTCAACCCTTTCATCAAGTGAATAAACCGGAATATTGGTAACCACTTGGTAAAAGGACGTGCTCGCCCACGCCACGGGTTGAGTTCGGGGGCCTCATGAAACAAAGCAAGAAGGCGCGGCCGATTGCGCCCAAGGATGGGCTGGGAATCAAGGCCGTGCTCGCCGGAGGTTCTGCAAGCATGGGCAGATCCTTGTCCCAGAAGCTGCGCGACCTCCGTGGTATAGAGGTCACGCAGCATAGGGAGATGGACAAGCCGCGCGTGATGGGGCGACCACTGCCGCCAGGGACGGACCTCGTAATCGTACTTCTCAACGCCGTGGGAGGGCGGCGGGACGAAGCCGTGATCGAGCGAGCGGAAGCGGCGAAGATCCCGTGGATCGGCGTGCAGAGTAAATGGGGGAACATCTCCCATACGCTCTGGTACCGATTCGGAATCACTGCCACCAACGCGACGGGCGCTAAAACCGAAGAGCCCGCCGCACCGACGACGCCGGAGCCGCCGACGGCGCCGATCAATCGGGTGATCACGGCCAAGAAGGAGACCGCGATCCTCCTTCACCTCGCGGCCATCCGTAGGCTCCTGCCGAAGGACGCAGCCATGACCGCAACAGTGACCGACACCCGTGTGGACTACGAGCTGCTCTCGAGTCCTGGCGTGGTAGAGGTGACGGGCGCGATCATCGAAAATGATTTGACCCCCGAGCGCTGATCGACAGCTCGGGAGTCCGCAGAGCACCTACCGACATTCGTGGCCGTCGGGCGCTGCCGTGGTGGCCCCAGGCTTCCCGTCAGACTGCAATGACAGCCTGGTCACGCAGAGCAGGGTGCGGAGAAGTGGGTGACAGTCGACAAAGGCTCCTTCGGGAGCCCCGCTACAACGCCATGTCACCCCTTCTTTTGGTCTTAATACTCTCAATTAACAAAGAGGAGACAATGACGCTCAATGAGTTGATGCAATACGTAGACACCGCATATCCCGGAAAAGTAATCGAACACTACTGGGACTTCAAAAAGCAAAAGCCACGGGGTGACGTCAATAGGCAGGAAGACCACGTGGCCAGATTCTTGGTGCAAGAAATCTACGAGACATACGACTGTAATCTAAGTGATAAAGAGAACATTGCTAAAGTGCTGAGGCTGCTTTCAAAAGCTGAACAGCAGCTACTTAAAGTGCGTCAACTGCTGCACGAAACGATGCTCAATTTGCCTAAGGCGCATCGCAAGCCAAAGAAAGTGATTCCGTTCCCAAAAAGCTCCGATTAAACCTAACAACGATTGGTAAAAGAAGTTAACCACGGAGGATCAACATGTCCCTGACCGTCAACATGCCGAAGCTGTCTGACCTGAAAGCCCGTGCCGAAGAGATGCACATGACGCCCCGTCAGTACGCGGTCTTGAACAGCATGTTCAAGTTCTGCGGACAGGGGGGGAAGGCCATGACCATGCATGATATCCATGCGGACCTCGGTGAGGAGGGGGAGGAGTTCATCACCAAGGCGCTGGTCAAGCTCCGGCAAGCGGGATTCATCGTCCGCTGCCGGAAGAGCAACGAGGCGTACCGCGGCGAACGCCGGCTGCACGTGCTGTCATGCGACCCCTCGATCGTCAACCAGCCCGATCTGTACCTCGAAGAGGACATCAGCTACGTGCAAGCCCTCTTCACGAGGGCTGCCTCTTCGGAGAAGGTGAAGGAGAAGGACAAGACGAAGGCGAAGGCAAAGACGAAGGCGAAGGTGAAGGCGGAGGCTGAGCCGAAGGTGAAGGCGGAGGCTGAGCCGAAGGTGAAGGCGGAGGCTGCCCCCGAGGAGACCCCGGCGCCGAAGTCGAACGAGGCGCCGAAGGACAAGGCGCCCGATCCCCTCGCAGACTTCCTCGCCACGCTGGAAGACGACCACCCGTACTTCAAGTTCGTCGAGCGGCTGGGCGCAGTACCTGACTTCATCAATTCGGACATCTCGGGGTCCCGCGATGCCGCGGCAACGTCGGCTGCATCGGTCGCTCACACCCTGGGCGACATCGTCGCGGAGTACATCGACGATGCCCTCGTCGAGGCCCTTTTGCCGCTCCTCGCCGAGATCACCGAGCGGAGCCCCGGGCAGGCAGTCCTCAGCGCGCTGGCGCACCACGCCAAGAAGCCGAAGGTCTCGGTGAGCATCATGCCGATGCTGGGTGGGATGCAGGGCGGGGGCGTTCCCCCGTCGCTGGATGCCATCTTCGCGGAGATGCGCCGGAGGACCAAGACGGGGTAGTTCGTCGAGAAGCGTTCCAACGTGTGAGAGATGCGGGCAATGGTGCCCGCATCTTTTTTAAGCGCTAAACCAAGGAGTAATCGTGCCACATATAAGTGAACTGTATCAGAACCAAAGAGCGGCGGCCGAAGCACGTTACGGAAAACAAAACATATACGGCATGCGGTTCCATTACCTGTACGGATGGCTCCCGGTAATGAGCAATCTACCTGATTTCGGGCCAGGAACCCCACCGTGGGAATCACTTAGCGACGTCACGGATCGCCTCTCTCTCGAACCATCGCTGCTAGGTCAGCTGCTAGACGAGAGGCGTGTTGCTTTGTGTATATCTGTGAAAACCGAAGAGTTCTTTATCAGATTTACGGGAGGAGCGTTAGATGACGCTAGTCATTCAAGCATATGACTGCCCGCTCGATGCGGGAGAGCGCATGCTGGACCATGTATTGAATGAATTACGGACCGAGTGGAAATATCACATCGTAGCCGTCTGCTCAGCAGGGGACTACACGTTCGGGCGTACGATCTTGCAACGAGAGCGCAATACTATTAAATACGGTCACACGTACGGGAGTCGCAAAGCCCCACCCCCCTACGACCCAAAGAACCCGAATAATTTTTACCAATGGTACTCAGAAGAGAGGCTTGGGCGTGCGGGCCTATTCAAAAACAGATATCCAAATAGCGCTGAACTGCGCCTAACTGAAATAAAACACCTGAGCCGCGGGCGTTTCGTGGATAAATACCCCGTCCACGAGAGTCGAACGCCGACTTTCAAATGGGCAATAGCCCTGGATTGGGACGCGCTCATAACGTTCTACGACACTCTAAACAAGATCCTCGACCGACTGCCGTTTCCAACGATGGCGTGGAATTGGATTCCACGTAAATTAGTCATTCGACTCGAGAACAAAGCACGAAAGCGGTTTGACTACCATTTCGACCCAGACGGCAAGGTCATACTAAATCTGGGGACGCCTGATCAATTCGAGGAGTGAAAATGTACAATCGGAGTGCTGAAAGTTTCTTCGATGGAATAGCAGAACAGCAGGCGTGGGATGCGTCATCTCAGATCCAAGTGCTACTGGATTACATAGCCGATCAAAAAGATCTGGAAAAATTCGAGGCCTATCTTCTTAGCCGCGCTGCCGAAGAGAACGGGGAACCAATCGAATGACGCGAGAACAATTGGCAGTTGAAGTGTATGACTACGTCTTCAACATGACAGAGTCATTTTCAGAACAAAAAATCGGGGAAGACCTGGCCTACCTTCTGGGTGCCATTCTGACGAACAGCTCGTGCGAGTGGCCCGCTGATCGACCAATTGTGCGCCTCCTGAGGAAAAAGTACTCAAACAAGGGAGACGCGATCTGGGGCCATATACACGAAGAATCCGTTCCGATGGAACGTAAACTCTTGCGAATTCCTGTGGATTTCTACATTCAAACTGAAGAGGGCGAAAGCCCTATTGAGGTTGCCGAGAGCCTTGCAAAAGCGCCGATTTTAAACGCTCTCTGTGATCACATCGTCGACGGGACGAGTAGCGCCGTACACCACGGAATCCTGGCCGTGAGGGTACGCGATAACGACTGGGAAGAAGTTGTTTCGATCGATGGGTAATCGCTCATTCGCTCGAATCGTCATCGGAGGCTTGGTGCCAAAACCTCTTCTTAAAGGATTGATCAAAGCAATCGACGAGGAGGGGTTATCTTTGGAATGGTTGGGAAGCGAGTACAACGAAGAAAGTCTAGAAAACCTTGTAGAGGCGATAAACAATGATGTTCGCGGGCATCTAGATTTGTCAAATGAAGAAGTTTCCGGTGGAATGTTTTACGCTCTAGAAGCCTATTGCTACAGAAATGAAATCGCGTTCGACCGTTGGTCCGATGGGTGTGGCTGTGAGTGGGGGTCGTCTGTTCGGCACTACCGACCAAACAGTGTCGACGCAGAATATCAAACCGACAATGACGGCGCAAAAATGCTGCGCTATCACGTTCCTCGTCTTGTCAGGGACCTTCTGATCGAAGCGGTACACCAGAAATCGCCTGAGATAGTAAAGCAAGCGTTGCAACTTCTTGATAAGGAAGTAGGTCCGGAAATAACAGACCTGCCACCCCTTGAGATAACAGATCACTAAGGAGACTATGTCCCTTCATCACCACGACGCCAGGGAATACAACGAGGCGAAGACCGAGGCCGCTGCCAATTTCCGGTCAAAACTCGAGCAAGAGATTCTGGAAGGTCAAGGAAGCGCCATGGCCGTTATCCGGCGTTTGCAAGACGAAGTGCCCATTGATCGGGTCGTAAATACGCGCTCAGTTGAATTCACCAAATACAAAGGCGCAAATGA